TATGTCCGATTTAATCGGATTGTCCCTCCTTCTTCCTCTTGGGCTATTGGCGCAGTCAGGTAGCGCAACGGGCTTTTAATGAGGTTTTACCAAAGTAATAAACGAGAACTTGCTTATCAATGGTTAAGTGTTTCTTCTTTACATAACTCGTTTTCCTCAAAAGATACCCGTTGGTCGTCGGTTCGAACCCGACATAGCCCGCTTATTCAAGTGTTAATACACATTTCACCGTCTGAATTATTCAGACATTCACATTCCCTAATAATAAAAATAGGAGGAAATAAAAATGATAACAGGAACGCAAGAACAAGACGCAATTTGGAATGAAATAGCAAACGGCACTAGTCACATTATTGTTGACGCAGGTGCAGGTGTTGGTAAAACATTCACAATAGTTGAAGGAGCAAATAGAGATGACGGACATAAGAAGGCTTTTTTATGTTTTAATAAATCTATTCAGACAGAATTAGCAGATAGATTACCAGAAGGTGTTGAAGCAAAGACTTTTCACGCTTTAGGGTTTGCTGCATTAAGAAGTGCTGGAATTAGAACTAAAGTAAATAACTTCAAAGTAAAGAATATTATTGATGATATGTTAGGTCGTGATTTCTATGCTCAACCATTGATTAAACTAATTAGTTTGATTAAAGGTTCAATGCTTAAAGAAAATGACAATGCAGGTATTTACAGTTTAATTGATGAATACAACATTGAATTTAAGTCAGACCGTGAAGAGTTAATCGCTATTGATGCTATTCCAGCCATTCTTACCCAATGCAAGCAGAATACTGCTATGATTGATTTTGATGATATGATTTGGCTACCTTTGGTATTAAACATGCCATTACCAACCTTTGATACACTATATGTTGATGAAGCACAAGACTTCAATGAAATGCAAAGAGAGTTGATTTCTAGATGTGTTGCAAATGGCAGATGTATTATTGTGGGCGACCCAAATCAAGCAATTTATGGATTCAGAGGCGCAGACTCAAATTCAATGGATATGTTTGTTAAGAGATTGGAAAAGGGTGATAGAGAAATCAAGCGTTTTTCCTTGAGTTTAACTTGGAGATGTCCTAAGACTGTTGTTTCAGAAGCAAATAGATATGTCAAGAACTTTTCTTGCCGTTCTGATGCGGCAGATGGAATGGTTGTTGAGAATGCACCGTTTAATCCACAAGCAGGTGATATGGTTCTATGTAGATATAACGCACCTTTGGTTTCAGCGTTTTACGATTTGATTTTACAAGGTAAATCTGCATATGTTCTAGGTCGAGATATGACAAAAGGGCTGATTAATTCAGTTAGAAAAATCACTAAGAATGATAATATGGGTTCAGAAGAGTTTTCTGAATTGCTAGCACAGGACTTCAAGTTTACTTATGATAAGTTGATTGCGGCTGATAAGGTTAATCAAGCAAACAACCTTGAAGACAAGTATGAATGCTTGAAGATTTTTGCTAGTATGGCTACTACTGTTGGTGGAATTGTAAATGAAATCAAGAGAGTATTCGATAATAACGATGAAGGAGAGATTATGCTATCCACTGTTCACAAGGCTAAGGGTCTTGAAGCGGATAATGTATATATCTTGGCAACCGAGAGGATGCCTCATCCAAAAGCAACAAATCCTAGAGAAGAGAGAAACATTTGCTATGTAGCAATTACAAGAGCAAAGAGAAATCTATTTTACTGTGGGCCAAAACCAAGGAGTTGAAAATATGAATAAATATAATATAATGATAAAAGCACTAAATGAATGGGAGATAACTAAAGAAGTAGCGTGGGATAAAGGCACTAAAAGAGTAGTGTTCCTAACAGATGATTCTTTGGACTTATCTAAGATAAATGCAGATAATGTAATTTATTACAGCAGGTATAGCGAATGGGCTAGAATGTTTATGGGGTGCATTTGAATGAATGGAAAGGAAGTAAGAATAATGCTTATGACTTGTAAAGGATGCGAAGCAACGGCAGAATACAACATACATAGTAGTGTATCTTTTGTTGATGCTAGTCGTGCTTTGAATGCAAGATGTACTTGTGTGGAGGAATGAATATGGGATATAGAAGTGATGTTTGGATAATAACAAGAATAGAAAACACAGAATTAGTTAATATTCTGAAAGATGATGCGAAAGATGAATTATGGGATGAATTTGAACTAGGCACTATTAAGATGTATAACGGTAATAAGGTGAAAATACTACTTGCTAAAGTCAGTGATGTTAAATGGTATGAAAGTTATCCTAGTGTTAGACAAATCATGGATGCCATGCACCGCATTGAAGATAATGAATCTTATGGATTTATCAGAATAGGCGAGGAATGGAATGATATAGAATCATTTGGTTATCCTTATGATTATGGTTTGAGTTTAGAAAGATATGTTACAACTACTGCAAGATTTCTAACAGATGAAGAAATTTGTGAATGTAATAACTTAGACCATCAGACACTAAATGTTGATTGTCCTGTAAATAATAAGGAGGAATAAATATGGTAGGATTATGGAAAATGGAAAGTAAAAAGCCAGATTGTGCTTTTTGTAATATACAAGCAGATACTTATTGCGACAAAACAGGTAAACCTGTTTGTTCTAAGTGTTCAACGGTAGTGCCTGTTTCCCCAAGTGTAAGCGATTCGCTTATTCAAATAATAGCGAAGAAACATGCACCAAAGAAACATATAGGTAAGTGCATTGAAGCATCATTAAGCAGAGGTGAAAATTATGAGTTTTGAAAAAGAATGGAATAAGAAGGCGAAAAAGATTTACAAGAATGCAGTTAATCACGGTTTTTGGAAAGGAGAAGTTAATGATGGTGAGCGTATGGCTCTAATTCATGCGGAGATTTCCGAAGCACTAGAAGCACTTAGAGAAGGCAATCCTACTTCTAATAAGATTATGGAGTTTAGTAATCTTGAAGAGGAATTAGCAGATGCAGTAATCCGTATTATGGATTATGCCTTTGGTAAAGATTTAGATGTTGCCGGTGCTGTTGTGGCTAAGATGGAATATAACGAAAGCCGTGAGTTTATGCACGGTAAAACCTTTTGAGGCGAAAATATGAATGCAATTCAAAAAATTAATCTTGAAAGATGGGCGAGTAAATATCTTGATGATGTTACTTTGTTAGTCGAAGAAGGAGATATACTGTATTTGACAGTAAATAATAGAAAGGTAGGTATTATTGCCTATCAGAAATTGATTCCACACAATTAGGGAGATAATGCTCTGGTCGGCATCGACCTAATGTGGAAAAAGGGTTTGCTAATAAAAAGAGAACAATATTATAGCGATTTCATTGATAGGTCGTTGAGGGGAGTTTAAGCACATTTCATGTGAATACTACTTACTGAGTAGGTGCTTCTAGCCCGTAAATATGACATAATTCTCTTTTCCCATTAAAGCAGGTTTTCTAGTTAAAAATAACAATTTTACTCTTAGTATAGATAATAGGCGTACTTCCTATGAGTTATTTTCCTGCGCCTTTAGGTGATAATATGAAGATAATAGAATTTTTTAGAAATAGATGGAAAAAGGAGCCGGTAATACCTGTTCCTAAATGTACTAGATGTGGATTAAAAGCATCTTGTGAAATGGTAACTTCTTTCAAGCATAGGATTGAAGTTATTGAATTTAGACTATGCGAGGATTGTATGGCAGAATATAATGCCATGTATAATTCACGGTGGATTCCACCACCCGTAAAAAAGGAGGAATAAATATGAATATAGAAATAAAATATGGCAGTACGATATACAATAATAATAAAATGGCGAAATATGTAAAATATACTTTTGTTACATTGGGACTTTTGAAAGAGTTTTGGGAAGCAAGAACCGAAGAAGATGGTGATTGGAAAGCAAATTTAGATAACCTACACATTACTCATCAAACATGGATTCATTCAGATGAATTTTTTGCGGAGAGTGAAGAAGAATGAGTGAATGTTTAGAATGTAAAGGTAAAGGGTATGTTATTGAACCCGACCACCAACATGATTGTATGATTAAGCGAGAGTGCATAACTTGTATGTTGGATGATAATTATAGAGAACACTTGGCCTTTGAAATGGCAAAGTTAATTAGTGGTTTAAGCAATCAGAAACTAGCACAGACAGTTGCTAGTCTATTGGTTAATCACAGCAAATATATTAGTAACCCACAAGATTTCCTACATGATATTGAGAATTATATTGCTCATAAGAATGTAAGAAACTTGTTTGCTTTAGCAGGGGGAATTTGAATGACTAGAGAACCAAAAACGAATGTGGAATTTAGAGTAGTAAATACGGCGGATTTACCGCCAATTGTAATATCGCAGAATGAAAATGACGAACCTAAAGTGGTGCTAAATACTTATCACCGTATATGGATAAGTCTGAATAGAAAACTAATTGCTGGAATAGTGGATAATTTGCCGGAAAAGATTGATATGATTTTGACGGGTTATCTGCAAGAACAGCGAAGGTTTGAGATAGATGATTTGGAGATGATGAATGATGGTTGAAACTATTGTAGCAAAAAGAAGTTTAGGTAATGGTCGTTGGGATAGAAAACTGATGGAGAGGATGGTTGAACTATCTAATGCTGATAATTACGAAGAAGCGAAAGAAGAATGGATAGCCACAGGTAGGGTTTGGTGGGGTAATTATACCACTAATACACCTCCCGATTGGGTGGCTAATTCACAAATGGGTCGTGGTAAATGTCTTTGCGGTCATTCGGTTGTATATCATTTTGAAATAGTTAATACTGAAAATGGAGTAGTCGAATGTGTTGGTTCAGACCACATCAATACCTATCTAATTATGAAAGAAATCTCTAATAGAACAGGGAGAGATGTTTCTGATATTACAGAAGGTGAAATTGATTCATGGATTCAAGAAAGGACTAAGACTATGATGGCTAAAGCATGGATGCACCAAAACGGTGAACAATTCAATAGAATATATGAAAAAATTAAGGATGCTGATGTTTTAATTAATGTAAAAGGACAGCCTCAATTAGTTTGGAATAGTGGAGAAAACCGATATAAATATCATTCTCGCCTTAGAAAAAAGGGTGATGGTTCACCCACAGATACTTGGTATCGAATGGCTTCTATTGTTTGGAGATGGGAACACCCAAGTAATTCAAGGGCGCAATCGAGAACAAGAGGTTATCCAACAGATAAGTTATGGCAAGATATGATTATTTTTGATGCCTTCTTTGATATTAAACACAAAGAAAGGTGTGATTCTCTAATGAAAAGTGCCGAAGATAGAACTGAACATTATCTTAAACAAATGCAATTAAGGATAGAAAGACAAGAAAGAAACCGTATCGCCGCTTTAGAAAGACAAGCCGCTTGGGAAGCAGGTAGGCCCGAAAGAGAGCGTAAAGCCAGAATTGCTAGAGAAGAAAGAGAAAGGCGACAGCGTGAATTTGACAAGCAAAAGGTTGATTCTGCTAAAATAAACTTAGCACGGCCAAGTAATAATTTGTTTATACAAATGTGTATGTATTATGGTTTAAGACCCTTTGATATATCTTTAGCAACGAGTGATTGGGAATATAAATTCCTATCCGGTATTAAAAATCAATTGTCTGAGAAGAGAGAATTGACGAGTAGTCAATTAAGTAAACTAAAAGACATTTGTAGTAAAATGATTACTCCAGCCCAAATTAAATATTTAGAAGATTTGGGCTATTGCCCCGAAGAAAATTCGGAATGGAGAGAGGGTTTAACCCGAAAACAGGCAAGTAATGAAATAGAAAGAATGAAAGAGGAATAAATATGGGAATAATGAAGGAATTAATAGTAGGAACAGTAGCCGTAGTAGCGGCTTCAACAATGATTTGGCCTTTGGCCGCTTTAGCCATCGGGGGAAATGAGGATGACAAATGACTCCCTTTATAGGCAGACAGAACATGGAAAGAATAGAACGGAGATGATAGAATGATTAAGTTGACAATTTTGAATGAAACAGGACACACCGAATTGATAATGGCTTCTGATGAAGTAATTGAGCAGATTGATACGCACCCGACACATTGGGTGTTTATCAATGGCGAAATGATGTCTAGAGAAACTATTGGAGAGATTAATTGGGACACTGTTGAATCAGTCGATTTAACGCCAGCAATAGTTGGCGGTTAGATTCATAAACCAAACTATACTTTGCTACATTGGGGGAGGAATGAGGTCTTATCGGCCTTGTTCCTTCCCCTTTTTGTAGTGTGGTAAGTATGAATCTTAAACATTTTATGTCACCCGAAGCATTAAAAATATTATTTGAGTTAAACGGTTGGAATCTAACAGAGCCGATAATTCAAAATGAAGTGGCGGTTTTTACGCCAGACTTCTATCCCGAAGGATATATTATAGGTCGTGGAAAATACGGTGTAATATATGCCTCCGGTGAAACAAAAATCTTATTCAATAAAAAGGAGTATTCTTCTGTTAGTGTTTTACTAGAAGAATGCCCTTTTGCAATTAATAGTTTTGACGAATGGGAGTTCGTCATAGAGAAAGAGTGGGTAATTAGCAAAAAAGGAGAGTGGCTCTCTTCCTTTTCAACTCTATTCCAATTACCTAAAGCCAGCAAATATAGGTGTTAAACATGACAAATACAGCAATTGAAACATTGTCTGATATTACAGTGCATATGAAATATGCAAGGTATTTACCAGCAAAGAAAAGAAGAGAAACATGGAACGAAATAGTTGAAAGAAACCGTAACATGCACATTAAGAAATATCCAGAATTAACAAAAGAAATAGGTGAAATATATGAAAAATTCGTTAAAACAAAAAAAGTCCTCCCTTCTATGCGGTCTATGCAATTTGGGGGTAAGCCTATTGAGATTAGTCCAAATAGGGTTTATAATTGTGCTTATATGCCTATTGATTCCCTTTTATCTTTTAGCGAGGCTATGTTCTTGCTTCTCGGTGGAACGGGGGTTGGATATTCAGTCCAACGACACCATATTGAGCAATTACCGGAGATTCAGCAACCTAATCCCGAAAGAAAACGCAGGTATCTTATTAGCGATTCTATTGAGGGATGGGCTGATTCAATTAGAATCCTTTTGGAATGTTATACCGGAACTAGGAGTAGTAGCCCTATTTTTGATTATTCTGATATTAGACCAAAAGGAACTTTATTAAAGACTAGTGGCGGAAAAGCACCCGGTTTTCAGCCATTAAGGGAATGTTTAGTTAAAATAGAAGGAATACTTCAAAATAAAACTAATGGTTCTAAATTAGAATCTATTGAAGCACATGATATTATGTGTTATTTAGCAGATGCAGTGTTAGCCGGTGGTATTCGTAGGGCCGCTATGATTAGTTTATTCAGTGCTGATGATTCAAAGATGATTAGTTGTAAGTCCGGTAATTGGTGGGAGAATAACCCACAAAGAGGCCGTGCTAACAATTCAGCAGTTATTCTTAGACATAGAGTAACTAGAGAGTTTTTCATGGGTCTATGGGAAAGAATACAACATAGTGGTAGTGGTGAACCAGCAGTTTATTTCAGTAATGATAAAGATTGGGGAACTAATCCTTGTTGTGAAATCGCTTTGCGACCATATCAGTTTTGTAATTTAACAGAAGTAAATGCTTCTGATGTTGAAGACCAAGCAGATTTAGAATCAAGAGTAAAAGCGGCGGCATTCTTAGGAACGCTTCAAGCCGGATATACTGATTTTCATTATCTAAGAGAGATATGGAGAAAGAATACCGAAAAGGATTCTTTGCTTGGTGTATCTATGACAGGTATTGCTTCTAATGTTGTTGAAGGTTTAGATTTAGAAATGGCTTCATTTGCCGCTAAACAGGAAAACAAGCGTATTGCTAAAATCATTGGAGTAAAACCTGCGGCTAGAATTACTTGTGTAAAACCCGCCGGAACCACTTCTCTTGTATTAGGTACAAGTAGTGGTATTCATGCTTGGCACGATAACTACTACATGAGAAGAATTAGAGTAGGCAAGAATGAAGCAATCTATTCTTATCTATTGAATAATCATCCCGAATTAGTTGAGGATGAATATTTCAATCCCGAAGAACAGGCTGTTATTTCTATTCCTCAAAAATCACCCGAAGATGCAATAACTCGACATGAATCAGTATTTGATTTATTAGAAAGAGTGAAAAACTTTAGTATTCGTTGGGTTAGAACAGGACATATTGATGGACTAAATAGCCATAATGTTTCTGCAACCATTTCTGTAAAAGAAGATGAATGGGATGATGTAGGAGATTGGCTTTGGATGAATAGGCATTATTACAACGGTCTATCTGTATTGCCTTATGATGGTGGCACTTACAAACAAGCACCGTTTGAAACGATTGATGAGGAAACATATAATGAAATGATGTTAACTCTAACAAAAATTGATTTAACAAAAATCAAAGAAGAACAAGATGATACTAACCTAACAGGTGAATTAGCCTGTGCCGGTGGTGCTTGTGAAATTTAGGTGATTAAATGAAATCACGCAGAATTAGGCCCATTCGCCATATGAGTTTTATTGACTTTTCAAGAGTCATAATCTCTTATGATAATGCGTGGTCTGATTCTGCTAAAAAGAAAATTAAATTAGCACTTGACGCTTGTGCCGGTTTAGAAACTGAAATAGAAAAAAAATACAGGCTGTGGCAGACAGTTAAAATAGTATTATGGGAAATACCCGAAGCGGTGGAAATAGGCTTTACTGATTATGCGAGAAAAGCCTTTACAGAAAGACACGAAGCCCTACAATACCATGATAAAAACTGTACTGATTTCTATAACTGTAATATTTGTGATATAATGAAAAGGTGGTTTGAATGAAAGAAAAAAATCCCGAATACACAAAAAGCCCTTGGTCGTATAAAAAGCGAGTAGCCACAAAATGTAGGGTTTGTGGAGGGCAATTACTTTTACCGGAAGACATGAAAAAAGAAATACATAAAGAATGTGCTAATAATATAAATGATAATAGTTACATGATGTGATACAATGAATAAATTAACAATAAGAATAAAGAGGCCAGACGATTCAAGAAACTATTGGACTACGGAAATTAGAAGCAATCTAGTTATGTCAACTAGAGAAGTACCGATACAATCCGATAGAAATGCGAAAGACCCTATACATTCGGCAATAACTTCCTTCTTCGCTTCTAATCTTAGAAGCCAAAGAAGAGGTCATTATCGTAGGTATGGTTTGTATTTAGATATACCCTCGATAGATTTTAATGAAGTGATTGATATTGGCGGTTGTTTAATAGCACTAGGAAAAAAAGGAAATAGATATACACTAAATGGTAAAACCGAAACTTTGCATACTATTTCCTCTGCTTTGGCTAGAGTTACTTTCAAATCTTGTTTTGAAAAAGATGTGAATAAACTTATGAAAGGATTGTATGCCTCTCTAAGTATTCCCGAAGATGTAAAGTATTGTCTAGAAAATAGAGTACCATTTCATTTCTTTGATGATTTCAAACGAACTAATGTTAGGCTGAATTGTCAACAGATTAGCAATAATGAAATAGCAATTGAAGTTAGTGATGGTATTTGGGGTACTATGACTAATAAAGAGTTAGAATCGTTTTGTGCTTATTATCTTCATGGTAAAAAGCGAAGTAAAAAATGGATGTTTTGCCCTCCCGAAACTCTTTATGAAAGAACAGTGGGAGTTAAACCAAAGGTTTCAGATAGTAAATTAATGATTGAATTTCTGAAACAAAACAGGCAACAGGATATTGTCGAAGATAGGGCTAAACAATTAGTTAGAGAAATGGCGGCAAAATATCCTGATAGGCTAAAAGTAATCTATGAAGAGGATGAACCTGTTACTATGTATGTTCGTGGTAAAGGTTGGGATTGGAAACTTACGAATAACAAATATAAATCAGATATTCAGATGGTTTCAACATTTGTTTATTCAACACCCGATAATGAAATACACTTCGCCGCACGAATGCAAAAGTGGCATGAAGAATGTGAAGAAATATTAAGAAGTCTTCCTCCCGATGTAGGGGCTATTGACAATAGTAATGAAGATGAAATCAAAATGCCACCAAAACCAACTAATGAACCTAAATGGAAAGGCCCAATATGTATTGATAATATGTCAAGCGGTTCTTCTTTAGGCGACCAATTTGTAGCAAGGGCGTTAGCACTTTTTAATGATGTAATGACCGTGCAGATAGTTAGCACGATTAATAGATATATTTGTAATGATAAAAATACGATAAGAGTTGATTTTAATGAAATGCAGTGAATGTGGTTGTTTAGTATTTAACTATAATGAAAGATTAGGAGAAACAGAATGTAGCGATTGTGGCTTAGTAGTCGTTACTGAATTGTTTGAAGAAACTGTTAGAATGGTAAATGATGGAAACATTGTTCATTCTGCCGAAAGGGGAGAATTAGGTTCCATTATAACAGGAAAGGGTTCTTACAAGTTTAATAAAAGAGGGATGAATAACACTATCCCTAAACATATTTCAGCAGGACTCCGTACCTGTAATATGATTTTATCCTCTATTCAAATAGACCACCCTCTTAAAGATAGAGTTAAGGAATGCTATTTAGAAGCACAGAAGAAAGGTCTTTTTGGTAAAATAAAGTTAGAGGCTAGATGTACTGCTACTGTCTTTTATGTACTTAAAGAGAATAGAACCCCTATTCCTATGAAGAAATTGTGTTCGCAATACTCTTGTTCAACAAGGATAGTAAATAGATTAGTGCAAAAAATGATTCATCATTTTAAGAATAAAAATATTCTTTATGGTGCAGACCCTTCATTTATGCTCAAGCAAACTTGCTCTAAGATTACTGATGAGGTAATGTTCTATTCTAATGCTATGGATTTGCTGTTGAAATTAGAACCTATTATAGAACATAATTGTTATCATAAATCAAAGGCATATTACGCAAGTGTATGCTGGGTAGCAACAAATATGTTTAGATATTATGGTGTAACAAGAAATGATATTTCTGAAAGCACAGGTATTTCCTTATCAGCAATAGGAAAGACAAGTAAAAAATTAATTCAAATGTTAGGATATAATAAAATGTCCGAAATTAAAGGCCGAGATGTAATAGAATATGGTGATATAAATGACAGTAAGAATGAGAGAAGTAATACCAACGAGTGAACATAGATATTGGAAAAAGGATTTTCTGAATACCTATGTTAGTACAAATAACAAAAGAAAGGAGTATTGTAAACAGCAGACTCTTTTGGGTCGTAAAGACACATACAAGATATATGAAGAAGCAAGGAGGAAATTTCAATGAATCATTATAACAAAGCAATAGAATGTATAGAATGCGTACAGCAAAACATGAATGATGAAAATTTCATTGATTGGTTGTATAAACAACTAGGATTAGGTTTAACGGAGGCAGAAAAATGAATATATTTGCATTATCAGAATGCCCAAGAGAAGCGGCACAACAAATGTTAGATAAACATGTAGTTAAAATGCCAACAGAAACTTGTCAGATGTTACATACAAATGCTTTATTTTTTGATTATATTGAGCATTACGGCGAAGAACCGACTCTTGCTCAATTAAAAGAATTTCATCGAGATATTGGTTCAAACCTAATGAAACCTGCTATGTTAAATCATCCTTCGACAATATGGGCTAGACAAACCCCTCATAATTCTCAATGGTTATACAGGCATGGAATCGCTCTTTGTGATGAATATACACATCGCTACGAAAAGACGCATGGCTCAAGAGAGAGGATATTAGATGTAGCACATAAGATAACAACCAGCACTAATTGGAAAAAGGCTACGCCGGTAACTATCGCTATGGATGATAAGTATAGATTAGATAGAGGAAAAGTTATGCACGACAATGCTTGGGACTTTGTAATCAAATCTTACAGACATTATTATCTTGAAGGCAAATGGAAGTTTGCTGAATGGAGAAAAAACAGAATGCCCGAATGGTGGCCTAAAGACCATTACAAGATAAAATACAACGAAGAAATAGATTCGTACAATAAGAAATGGAATGCAAATTTGGAGAGATTAGAATGATAAATGAAGAATGGATTGAATACTATGTGTATTTAGAAGAATTACGACAAAGTGGAGAAACCAATATGTTTGGTGCTTCTCCATATTTAGAATCAGTATTTGGTTTAGGCCGAAGAAAAGCAATTAAGGTTTTGAGTAATTGGATGGAAAATTACGATGAACTGTTAGATAAAAAAATTATTAATAGAGGTGAATAAAATGAAGAGAAAAGTATTGATTATAGGCGTAGGTGGTATTGGGAGTTTCCTAGTACCCCTATTAGATAAAGTGAAGATGTATGATATTTCAGTGGCAGACCCCGATAAGGTCGAAACTAAGAATCTAACATATCAGAATTTTACTAAAGAAGATGTAGGAGAAAACAAAGCATCGGTTATGGGAAATAGGTATCGCAGTATTAAAGGCGGTTCCCAATATCCTATCCTAACTGCTAAACAGATGCAAGGATATGATTTAGTTGTATGTTGTGTTGATAACTTATCAGTTAGAAGAACATTATACAATTCAAATGTTAAGTGGTTGGATTTAAGAGCGCAAGGCCGTAATGGTGCTTTTGTGACTTATGACGCTGACCCTAAAATGTATGATACATTGTTAGCAGGGCCGGAAGGCTCATTCAGTTGCCAAGGCGATTCTTGGGATGGTAGCAATAGTGGCGTTCATTTCATGCAAGTTGTTATTGCAGGTATTGGCGCACAATGGATTCAAAGATGGTTTAATGAAGAAGAAGTAAAATCCTTTATGGTGGTGAATGTATGAAAATGAAATGGACAACAGAACAAATAATGAGAGCCGCATATTTGCGATTACAGGAAAAAATGTCGTGGCCTAGTATTAAGAAACAAATGGAGAAAGAAGGGCATCCTGTTAGAAGTGCTGATAATTACGGACAAACGATTAGAAAGTACATTAAAGAATATGAATTATCGTTTGGTGATTCAGAAGATGTCAAAGAAACAAAGAAAACTGATTGGAGGTCTGACCCTGCTACAAGAAAACAATGCAGATATATTGCCGCTATGACTTTACCTAATGGTACTGTTGAAGGAATTAGAAAGTTAACTCAAGAATTAGTTGATTCTTCTAAGCGTGGAGAGTTTAATAAACAAACTGCGGCGGAACAGATTAATTTGTTAGAAAAACAATCCCTTGCAGAAATTAAAAAGCCAGACAAACAAAATAATTTGCTATATCAAGGTAATTCAATCCGTTGGTCGAGTAAAGAGGATTATATTTTGGTTGAATGGATGAATGAGCATAAAGACGGAGAACAAGGTTTTCCTCCTAATCTGAATAGAACTCCTAGAGCGTGTCGTGAAAGATGGATAAGAAACTTAAAAGAACTAACACCGTCTATTAAGACAGTTAGAAAGGATGGTACATATACTCTTAAAGAAGACAAAAGCCCTGTTGTGGAAAAAGTGATTGATAAGCGAACACCATTAAATCGCCTAAACAACGAAAGCACTGATTATCCTAATACACATAAAGCGTGGACTTATGATGAATCATTAAATGCTTTGGTAATGTGGCATTCTTTGACAATTGATGATGCAAGGAATATGTTTGGTCGCCCGTATTGGGTGATTGCAAAGCATGTCGAAAAGCACTTTGATTTTACATATGCTGAAAGTAAATCGTTGCTTATGAAGGCCACCGAGATTAAGAATCAGTTAGAGGATAATATGAAGCCGGAGAAGAAACCTTCGCTACTCAAGCGTTGGAAGGCTAAGAGAAACGCTAAAAAGCAAGGGCGGCTAGAGAAGAAACTAGCAAAGGCCCAAAGAAAATTGAAGAAAATGGGAGTTGAAATAAATGAATGAAGATTTTGAAACTGAATTAAATATAGCCAGAATAGAAGCAGAACAACATATTGATGCTTATTATGAACAAGGAATGAAAATAGATGAATTATTTGAGCATATATGGTATGCTTCAACTAAAATACTGAATGGTTTAGAGGTTCAAGTTGTTATTGACTCTAATGATGCTATTCACATTTCATCGGGTTCAGCAGGTTATGTTGATTTTCAAATTGACCCTGTTGGAATGAAGTTACCGATTAAATGTTGGATTCATACACACCCATTTGGTAGTGCTTATTTCAGTGGAACTGATATTAGAACAGTTAGTATTTGGCAACCATTAATGAAAACGGCTTATGTGTTAGGTGGAGATGGGCATTATGGTTCTTGGAATCAAGAATTACCTTATCTATTGGATATATACCGTAACCATGAATACGAAAGAACACAAACTTGGACTAAAAAAGGAGATGAAGAAGAATGAGATTTTCAAAACTAAAAAGCGGAAATAATGCAGTTAGACAATATAAGGGTAGGCCAGCGAATACTCAAACAGTTTATACAAAGGTAAGAAGGAATGGTGAAACTGTAATGGTTATGTCTTCGGGTTATGTTAAACCTATGACTCTTAGAGAAAGACAGGCTAACCATCAGTTAAGGCATCCTAATGATAAGAACCAAAAGAAAACTAAAGGTGTCTTTTGGGGAAAGAAAGGCCATAAGGATAAGAAACTAAAAGAGTTCTTTGAAACTCATGTTTATACTTATATTGATGCTGATATGAATAAAGGTTGGGTTTGCATTGGTGGTGAAGAAGAATGAGGAAGTTTATTAGAGCAATTCTATACAGATTAGGATTAGTAAAATACAAGGGACATTTTATGGACTATGTTGAAGAGGTGTATATAGATGATACAATGGATGCTTAGAAAAACAATTGGTTTAATGGGAAGGGTCTATGTTATTTTAGATTCTTTTCTAAAGAACGAAGGTGGCCCTATTCTTGGAATAGAGATTGACGATGATTTTGAAAAAATGTCGAGAAGAGAACTTTGCAGATATGTTGAAGTAAAGTTTGGTTGGGAAAATGATGAATTTTGGAATTTACACTCCACCCAAAAAATTAGAGTGTGTTGCCAAATAGCAAGAGAAAATAAATTTAAGGTGAAAAAAAATGAATGAAGTAAAATTAAAAGCAGAAGTGTTAGATGAAATAATAAGTTATTTAGATATTATGAGAGAAAATAGTCAGCATCATCAAGATGAATATGATGCTATTCAATTTTTGCTAAATAACAGAACGGAAACAATTTGGCAATTGCCATTTGAAATAACGCCATTAGGTGATGCAGAATGAGAGCAGTAGGCGAATATGTTATTGTAAAAATAGAAGAAAAAAAGAGCGAAAGCGGTATATTAACCAAAGCCGCTAATGAAGGAAAGGTAATAGATTGTAAGGTCGATACAAGTCTTAGAGATAAGACTGTTCTCTTTAATGATAAGAGAGAATATACAAAGCAAAATGACCTTCTTTTTATTCCTTATGAGTTCATTTTGGCGGTGGTATGATTGTGTGCTAATTGCGGTGAAGAAACGATGGAGTATCTAGTTATGACACCAATAGGGCAAAGAGCCTTTTGTAGTGAAGAATGCTATACTCTATATGTTGGTATTCCTTATCATGGTGAAGGATATTACGGCTTGAATAAATACAATATTAATGATGTGGAGATGATAGAATGATAATTAATGGAGAAGAAGTAAAAACAAAATTGAAAGAAGGAATTGATTTAGTAGCAAATACTGTTAAACCCACATTGGGGCCACAGGCAAAGACAGTAATTCTGCAAGGTAATCCACCTGTTGTAATTAATGACGGAGTTACTATCACTAAGTATGTATCAAGTAATGACCCTTATGTTCAAATGGGCGTTCAAATGGTTCAAAACTTAGCAAGTAAAGCACAAGACAATTCCGGCGATGGTACAACAACGGCTTGTATTATTGCTCAAGCACTTGTTGATAATATTCAAAAACAAGAGAATTACAATATAAGAGTCCTTCAAAATGAATTAGAAGAGGCTCAAGAAATTATTGTGGCATATCTAAAATCTAGCAAGACCGCTATTCACGATGATGATATTCAAGATGTTGCCACTATTGCGGCAAATAATGATTCTTATTTAGGAGGATTGATTCAAGAGGCTATTAGCGCAGTAGGTCGAGATGGTATCATTACCGTTGAAGAATCTAAGACGCATAAAACTCAAATAATTACAAGAGATGGTTTAGAGTTTGACGAAGGTTATCTAAGTCATATGATGTGTAATGGTGATGATAGCAAAGTAACATTTGATAATCCTGTTATCTTTTCATCTAATCTGAATATTAGAAATTTCCAAGAAATACTTCCGCTATTAGAATTATGTGCTAAGAATAAGAAACCGCTAGTAATCATTTGTCGAGGAATGGAGGGTTCCGCTTTAAGTAATGTAATTATGAATGTGCTTCAAAAGACAATTGAAGTAGCAGTAGTAAAAGCACCAAACTTCGGTGATGCTCAATTAGATGAGTTAGACGATATTGTAACTATTTGTGGTGGAAAGATGTTTAACGAAGAAAGTAAAGACGACCCATCAATGACTACATTGGATGAGTTAGGTACTGCTGATAGAGTAATTATTTCTAAAGACAGCACAGTTATTATCGGTGGAGGTAATTCTGATTCTGATTCTAAGAAACATAAAGTGTTTTCACTGAAAGAACTGTATGAATCGACAGATGACAAGTTTGACAAGATGCGCTACAAAAAGCGTGTTGCAAGATTGAATGGCGGTATTGCCACTATTCAAGTTGGTGCATCTTCGCAAATGGAAATGCGTGAAACTAAAGAAAGATTAGATGATGCGCTTAATGCTACTAAAGCGGCACTTGATGAAGGAGTTGTTATTGGTGGTGGTAAAGCACTTCTTAATGCGAGAAACTATTTAGATGTAGCAAAGAAGGGACATCATATTGTTTATGAATCATTGTTTTCCCCATTTGTAACTCTATGTGAAAATAGTAGCGTTGAAGGGGAAATTATGTTTAGAATCCTAAAGGAGAACGAATCCCTTAATGCCATGACGGGAGTTGTAGGAGATATGTTCGAATTAGGAATTGTTGACCCTGTAAAGGTAACAAGAAACAGTTTCCTTGCGGCTATGTCAATAGCAAAACTTTTCCTAACTACTGAAGTAGCAGTATTAGTGGAGGAATAATATGTCTAAGAAAAGAGCCGTAACTGTAACTTTACCTGCCCCTCATGCGGCAGAAGTTAAATGCCCTATTTGTGAAGGAAACAAATGTATTGTTTGTAAAATGACAGGTAAATTATCTATTCAAGTAGCACCTAAAATACCAATACAAAGAGCGCATATCATCAAGTATGTTGTTGAAAATATACATGATGTTGCTAATGAGATAACTAAGACTTACGGTTTAGTTCCAGAAATTAATACTGTTGAGGTCATTAATGTAAATGAAGGGCAGTATGAGATTGTTCAAGTTTCATCTTTAGGTGGGGCTTGCTGGGTAGTGAATCGTTTAGATGAATTAGATACACCTAAGTATTATACTTCTAGAAAGGAATTAGATAAATTCAAACAGGGGTGGTTTAGTGAGTGAAATGGAAATAAAAGGAAGAATCGTTAGAAATGCTAACGATGAAGTCCTTGTTAAAAGAGGCATCTATTGGAATATAGAAGTCATGGATATTAGATGGCATAAAAACAACAAGCCAACAAAAGGCATTCGTCTAAATATAGACGAAGCAAAGACATTATTAAATATATTAAAGAGGGAATTAGAATGAGATTTAGAACTAGTGAAGTACAAACAAAGGCTAGCGTTAGAAGGGCAAACCCACATAGACAATTTGAAATGGGGGCTTTAGACCGCCATAGGAGATATACTGCTGAATTGATTGATTTATGGTCTGCTTTTATAGAATTAGAAATGCCGGTGGGCGCAGGAGAAGGGAGAGGTTCAAGAGTGACAAAAGAACATATTGATAAATCTTGGAGTAAGTTTTCAGGACATATGTTAAAATTATTATTTTTGAATAAATTATTTGGAGATGAAGAAGAATGAATATGAATAAAATATTTTTAGATGTAACAAACGATAAAAGATTTGTGGAATGGGCGAAAGCCATGAAGAAGAAGATTAAGAAAAACCCTGCGGCATTATCCCACTTTGAGGATAATTATGCAGTAGTTAGAAATGGAATGTTTTTACCAAGAGCGTCTTTTGTGATGTATTGGGAAATGTTTCATTCAGATAACTTGGCTAGATTAGCACCTGCTATTAGCCAAGCCTCTATGATTCACATGCTACATCGTTTGATGGAACAGAATAAAAACGAAGAGTCAGCAGTAATGCAGACTATGATGATTAATTATGTTAGGCTGATGAATAGCATAGACCAAGGGGCGGCTTCTGATGAAGAAGAGTGAATGGATTTATTTATCAAAAGCCATGTGGAAATATGCTGAAAAGCATGAAGGTAAACTTAGCCACCTTCTAAAAGAATTGGTTATTACAGTAAATACAAATATAGAGATGATTTTAAATGACAATGAGCAGATTAGCGAGATTATTAGAAAGCACCGACAGGGAAACACCAACGAAACAGGTATCTATGATTACGGAACAAGTGGGAACCTTCAAGAATAAACAAGCATTATTTTCTATCCTAGCCAAAGAATATCCTAATAATAACATAGGGCTTTCAAGGGCTAAGAAGTGGATGGCTAAAATATACAATGTTTTTGAAGATGAGATAGAAAGCGAATACAAAGCGCATGATGATTTAGGAGATGCTATTTATTATTTAGATATATCAGCACAAACTAGAGAAGAAACGCCGCTTGCAAGCGTCTTGCGGCTACTTTCTATGGACTGTAACGGGATTAACACTGATTCATTTAAGACAATACAACAGGCCATGATAAACATGAGTGCCTTAGAATGCCGATGGTTTATTCGCTATTGGTTAAAAACACCACGCAACGGGATTAATAGTGGAGTAGTTAAGAAGATATTAGCGAAACATTACAATAAGAAATTATCAGATGTTAAAAAGCATTGTAACTTTAATTCTATTTCCAATGTTGCACGGTATTATGAATCTAACAGTGAACCACCTATGAATCTTGAACATGGTTCTTTTGTAGCACCTATGTTAGCAAAAGACCTGCCTATGAATAAATGGCCTCTTGATAAAATAGTGGACTACAAGTATGACGGTAATCGTTATCAAATCCATAAAGAAGGAGATAGTGTGATTATCTTTAATCGTAAAGGTAATGTAGTTACTCCGCAGTTTTCTGATGTAGCGGATATTGTTAGAGAATATGATGTACCTAATGTTATACTAGATGGTGAAATATATCCTATTAATGAAGATGGTACGCCAGCAGAACACAAGAAGATGGGTACAAGAGTTCATTCTAAAAACCATGCAGAAGCGATAGAAAAGGTTCCTGTTGAATGGGTGATTTTTGATTGTCTAAAGTTTAATGGTGAAACTATCATGGAATTATCTTATAGAGATAGACTTGACAAATTCAAAGGATTACCTAATCAAGCACATAGAATGCCGGATGAATGCGTTGATGCTCTTGCCTTTTACAGCAGAGCAATTAATGACGGCTTTGAAGGTATTATAGTTAAGGATGCTTCTTTACCTTATGAAGCAGGTAAAAGAAGCGTAGGTTGGGCTAAATATAAGCCACCTAGAATTAATTTAGATGTGGTTGTTCTAACTGCTAAATATGGCGAAGGCAAAAGAGCGAATGTATTCGGTACTTTTGGAATAGGTGTAAGGACTGAAAATGATGGCTATGTTAATTTAGGTTCTGTCGGTACAGGTTTTAGCGATAGTCAATTAGTTAGGTTAACTAATGAATTAAGAAGACAAGTTGATAATCACGAAAACGGTACTTATCACTTCTTACCTAGAGTGGTTTTAGAAGTAACTGCTGATTTAATAACACAAGATGCAGAAGGTAACTATGGATTAAGATTTCCTAGATGTGTCCGTATTCGTGATGATAAATTTGTTGCGGATATTAATACCTTAGATGATATGATAGAGATGATAATATGAAAAGTCCAATAGTATATGATGATAATGAAATTAAGGAAACAGCCGAAGAAGAAGAAAGGATAGCAAAAAAAAGAAATCACGCTATGCCTATCGAGCAATTGATTGCAGATGAAAAGGGTAATGTCTTTTTGATAAAAAATCTGAACCAAAAGCAAACAGAAAGAATGTTAGAATTATACAAAAAGCGTATGATAATTTCTATTAAAAAACTGCGTTTGTTACATCATAGATTATATGATATTCAAACACTTAAATTACCAAGACTTTCAGAGGCTTCAAGAATCCATATTGATAAAAAAATCAGTAAAGAAGCGGGATTTGTTTTGAACCAAGATTTGCAAGCATTTCATAAAAAAATGAAAGAAACAGAAAAGGAATACGCTGAAGTTGTTCGCCATAAAACATTTGTAAACATGGCAATTATTCAATTAGAAAACGGTGCAGACCCTAAAATGATTTTGAATTTGTTAAAACAAACACAGATGGAGGAACCAGAATGATACAAAAAGGACAATTGACAGTTATTGATTTAGAAACCTATACTTGTATTGAAGTGAAAGAAGGCTATGCTTATTTGAAGAATGTCCTACACGAACAGGGTAGGCCAAGAAAGATGCTTCAACACCTTGTTCCATACTTTACAGAAGAAGGTGAGTTTATTGAACCTAAACAGCCGGTGAAGAAGAAATATTCTTCAAGAGTCAGTCTTAAACAACTGATTAACAATAGCACGGAAATGCCTGTTAGTAGGTCTTTTGTAAGTCTATTATCCGAATGGCTTGAGGGTGCTGTTACTGATATGGTAGTGTGGGCTGAAAACAATGCTAATGCTAAAAACCATCAAAGGATTTCAGCACAACATTTGTATTGGTGGGAGTTAAGCCATACCCAAGAACCTAACGGGCATTGGCCTTCACAGGAAGATTATGTAAAAGAAAGGTGATTTTGTGCTTCAAGATGAACATATCCAAGAATGGATAAATGAGTATGGAGGGGTTACTTCTTATACTTATCTTGTTTATGGAGAAATAGATAATAGAGATTTGTTGATGATTCAGCAAGGATTAACTCTTAGGTTACTCCATAAAGGACACGACCATATGATGTTAATTATTGAAGAAATAATTGATGAGGAATTAGCAAATGCTTTAGGTCATTATAGGGGAACACAAATAAACATAGTTTTCCGTGGAGATAATTCAGATATTGAAGAGTTAATAACTTCAACTATTTCCGAAGGACTCGAATATTTAAGATTAAAACATGACTTCATTGGAATGATGGGGGCAAATGAATATGTATAGTAAAGATATGTTAATAGGAATTTTGTTAAGTGTAGGAAAACCAGAAATACAAATCATAAGAGATGATAACTCTAACATAGGTTATAGAGTTAGGCTGATGGTAAAACTAAGAGGGAGAGAACAATTTGTTGAAGCGGTTTCAAGAACCCTTCTTCAACATGAAATAACTTGCTCTATTTCTAAACAAGAGTCTAAATCAAGACCAGCACCAATATTAAAAATTGGAGGCATTAAAAATATCTATAAGTTGATGGTATTAATTCATCCTCACCTTATTGATAAGAATGAACTATGGCCTCCGTTTAGAGAAGCGGTGAATATAGTAGCAGATAATAAACACTTAACACTAGAAGGATTAGAAGAATTATTCCGTATAAAGGGATTGATATAATGGGTATGAGTAATTTAAATAACAATAGACCAATACTAATAACAGGAAAAACAGGAACAGGAAAAACAACAAAGGCAAAGGGTATGTTACCTAATGCTTTAGTTGTGTATGCAAATGAAATGAATATCCAAGACTTAGGTTCGTTGCCTAAAGAGAATGGAATCATCATTGAAGATGTGCATTATAAACCTAATAAAGAGTCGATTCTTAATGTTATTAGAAGGTATAGGGGAGATATAGTTTTGACATCTATTAATGAGAAAGATGTTCCAAAGGAAATCAAGGCCAAGTGCCAGATTAAACGAGCAGGTTCTCATAATTATTTAACAGATTCAATCAAAGAATTAGCACCCCATAGTCAAGAACCGTTTGCTTTGGATAAGGACACCTATTCTTTAGTAATGTTCTATCTAAAAGAAACAGATAGAGATATTGTTTCAGAAGTTTTGAAGCATAATAAACCACCCGATACGCAGATTCTATCATGGATTGTTGAAAACATTCATCCCAATAAAATATTATTTATTGATGGTGTGGTTAAACGAAGATGGAGTCAAAAATACTTTTACGAGATGTTAGCCTATTGTCATAGTGGTAACATTCGTGGGAGAATCAACATGCCAAAAAGAGGCACATTTTCTAAGATACCTAAACTGATTAAAAGGTTGGGTATTAAGAACGGAGATAAAAGAATCTTTGCTCAAATGATAAAGGATGAGGATTTCGTAAAATACGCCAAGTCCAAATTCAATAATGGTGATTGTAGGATTCTTAATTTGGGCGAAAAGAAAAGAAGAAAAAGAACTGAAAAAATAAAAATAAAAGTGAATACATTGGAGGAATATTTTTGAAAAATAAAAATTTAGTTAATACACTGTTTTCTATATTACAAGATACAGAAATGGGTGTAGGAGAAATACAACATAGATTGAAAGAAAACGGACATGCTTTAAGAGGTAGGTCTTTCACACGACAGCAAATTGCTGGTATTTTAGCAAAGAATAAACTCTTTGTTAAAACAAGAAAACAAGCAAAGACTACGCTTTGGAAAGCAAATCCTGACTATAAATACATAGAAAGGAAAAGAAAGAATGGCGGAGAAGTACCTAGTAATTGGGAGAGAGTATAATGTTATGGACTGAAAAATATAGACCTAAGACTTTACGAAATATCAAAGGGCAAGAACATTTTGTTTTAGATGCCGAAGTATGGGTTGAAGAAAAGAACATGCCTAATGTATTACTTTATGGTAATGCAGGTACAGGTAAAACAGGTGCAGGTTTGGCATTAGCAAAGAGTATTTTAGGAGAACATGCTAAAGATAATTTTGTTGAAGTAAATGCTTCTGATGATAGAAGATTAGAAGTGATAAGAACCACAATTAAGAATGTCGCACAAAGCGGTACTATTGGTGATGTTCCTTTTAGAATCTGTCTATTAGATGAAATGGATGGCATGACAAAGGATGCTCAAAATGCTTTGAAAAGAATCATGGAAAGATATGCCGCTAATATACGCTTTATTATTACTTGTAATGATAAGAGCAAGATTATTCACCCACTACAAAGTCGGTGTGCTAACTATCATTTTAAGCCATTGTCTAATGAAACCGTTTTAGAAGTTATCAAAGAAATACTTCAAAAGGAACAGGTATCTAATTTTAGGGATGATGAGTTGACTCCCTTTATAGCCTCCTTAGATGGTGACATGCGTAGGGCGATTACGGAACTACAAGCCGCAAAATCATCTGGCTTTTCATTAACAAAGCAAATCGAAAATTCACTACAAGAATATAATAAAATACTAATGCTAATACTAGATAAAAAACCGAATGAATCTCTTAACCAACTTCATAATATAATTTATGAAGGTCGTAATGTAAAAGAGATTTGTTTAGGACTTCACGATGCAGTAATTAATTCAGAAGGATTAGATAATCTGTTAAAATTCAAACTACTAAGAACAATAGGAGAAAGCGAATGGCGTTCCACTACCATGACACCAAAGGTATTACTATCTTGGATGGTAGGACAATTAATTTAAGAAAAAAAATGAGGGAAAAATATGAACGAAGAAATGAAAAACGAAATAGAAAAATCTGTGCAATATATTGATATGAGCCTTGAAGATGCAATTAGCAAATTTAAGGAGATTTGTTCAGAGAACGGAATAGAAACAACAGACCCGTTAGCAAAGGGGCTTTGGCGTAATTATGTTGCTCAAAGTCGCAGGGCTAATAAGCCAAATACCGGAACAACAAGTAATTCACTTGTAAAGAAGGTATTCGGGTTCTTTGTTGGTCTTGAAGAACCAAGGGATATGATGTCTTGGAATAGAAACAAGGCTAAAGACGAATATAGAAGGGATGCTGATAATGCTTTACAAGAAGGTATTATCGCTAATGCAGAAGAAACTGCTACCGGATGGCAAATTACCCGATATTTCAAGGGTGAAATGCAACAAAAGACAGTAACAGAAAGACCTGCTACTGCCGAAGAAATGGATGATGGAGTATGGATTATTCCTTTGGATAGTACCGAAAGATACCAAAATGGCGGTGAAAACCGTAACTTTGGGAAACCACTTCCTCTTGAGCAATTTAGGAGAACAGGAGTATTCTTTGGTAGTGTCGAAGGTGGAGAAATGAAGAAATATAATTTCTCATATAAGAATCAAGGTGGAGTTAACTTTACTCCTAATACCTATGATTTTGTTCACTTTGTAGCAATACCAAGTGAAGACGGCAATAACTTGTATGGTATGACTGAAACCACATTGGCTAGTCTAATTAGAAATGCTGAATTAAACCCAGACAATTCTGATTATAGAAATATGGATAGTTATGACTTTGAAGAATGTCTTGCTAATAACTTTGGCAGTCATTTGACACCACTTGTTGAAATAGATAGAGCGCACATTACTAGACAAACTTTGCCTAATAATGAGCGTTTCATTATTACAGACGGTACAGTATGTAATATGAATATGATGCCAACAAAGAACGGTAATCGCATTTTGAATGTGACTGACCTAAACGCTGAATTTGATTATGATAATGATAACAACATGACTACTTGTTGGGTTCCATCTAATATCGAATTAGACTTTGGTATCGGTTCTTCTGTTATCATTGTAGGAAAAACATCTCAACGAATTACAGATGAAGGGCCGGAGCCTGTAACCATTAATGTTTCAGGACTTTATGTAACTGAAAAGAGAGGTTCACCTGTTGAAGTGAACCAACCCGTTGAAACTGATTTTGATTGGTTTTGAAGTTTAACTCCAAATGAAGGCATACAAGTGTAAGCATAAACTTGTGGAGAAATAGATGCTCAAATGGGTGCGAAGCCCTATTTAAATTTAAGAGGAATTAGAATGAATAGAATATTAGAAGGCAGGTTCCTACTAAAAGGCAATAGTTACATTATTGATTTGATTAATGTTGACTTTTTGACTTGGAAGGAAAATGCAACGGAATACGGTACTTATTGGTTGAAGATGCACATTGGCTCTAAAGAGGCTAGGTACATCTGTTCCAAAGAAGAATTAAAAATGATTATAGAAGAATGGACTAAGGTTCATGGAAATAAAATAGAAATAGAAATAGATGAATTAGGTGAAGACGATGAGTTTGACGAGTAAACAAGGAACAGCAAGTAATATGGATTTTGGAAAGAAACAAGAAGAGTTTAATAATAAGTTTCAAGAACTAATGGCTAATAAAAGAAAGAAGGTTAATTCTAGATTAGTGTTAGGTATTTGGGGCCATCCAAAAACAGGAAAGACAGGTATCGCTTTAGATTTTGCCGATAGACCAATTTATGTTTTAGATTGGGATAAAGGCGTTGAATCAACATGGCGTGAACATCACGAAGCGACTGAGAGAATACAAGTGTATTGTCCTATTGAAATGAACAAAGACAATGTAATTGATATACAAAAGAGCGAAGACAATTCGCATATGTTTATCAAATATGTTAGGTCTAAGATTGAAGAAGGCGAAAGACCTGTATTTGTTCTTGACGGCGTTGATACTTGGCTTGACTCTTGTATCTTGAAGATTAATCCTAACCCGACTTTAGTTACAAAGGTTATGCCATATCAATACGGTGCAAGAAACAAGACTTTCTATCACCTATTAGATTCGATATATCTTCTTGATTGTGATGTAATCTATATTACTCACGAAACAGAAAAGTATCAAGACGGCTCTCCTATTGGCATGATTGCTAATTGGAAAGATTGGGGCGGTAAATTGGAACAAGAGATTCACTGCTCAAGAAAGAAGGTAAAGGGTGAAATGCACTATTTGGCTGAATTAGTCGGTAGTCGCACTAATGGTAATTTAGTTGGCACTACTTGGACTATTAGACAAGGTACTCCGCCTAACATTACTTGGAATGGCATTCCCGAATTAAGGGAGGGTAAAGTTTGAGCAAGTCTGTTTCGTCGGAAAGAGGCCAATGTCACGGTATAGTAAATGACGGACATGGCGTAAAAGCGGGCGATAGATGCAGAATGTATGATAACAACAGCGAAAGATACAATCTTTGTCAAAATGAAAACAAAGATATGTGTTATATGCACTGTGATTGCGACTACTGTTCAAGTAAATTTGCTCCAACTAAAAATAGAGGAAAAAGGTATTCTCCTAAAAAATTAGAATCACCAGATTTTCTTTGGAAAGAGAAGGATATAGTTAAATTACAGTGTTTGCTTCAAGCAATAAGTGAAAAACAACCACTTCATCCTTTTTATAATAGGACAAAAGAAATTTATCGAAATAAAAATAAAGTGGCAAAATTACATTCTAGATTAATAGAATTAGGAAAAGAAATACAAAGTGTAAAGAGGGAATTAAATGATATTTAGAATAGAATCAAAATTAATAACAAAGGCATTAGAAGATATACAAGGCAAAGGAATGTATTTAGGTGATGGTGGATTATCTAATTCAAGATTAGGAGAATATGTTCTAATGCAATTAGAGAACGATACCTTAACTTTATGGAATGGTGACACTACTTTTGGATTGACTCTAACTTTACCTGTTGAAGAAACAATAGAAGAGGGAACATTCATCGGCAGTGCGGCAACAATTATTCCTTACTTGAAAAAGTTTAACGGTATTGTTACTCTTAACTATACTGACTTTTTGGCAGTTAGTAGCGGAAATAAATCTGCTTCTATTCCAGCCGCAGTTAATCATCCTAACATTGACGCTATTGAAAGAATCAAGCAGATGGTTGATGGTGTGGCTTTTGAGCCTGTTATCAATAATCTATGGAAATTCGGTTCTTCTAATTTTGAAGGGGCTTTTCAAGTACCCGATACTTTATTCGATGAAGCAGTAAGTGGCTGTGAATTGGTTAAAAGCGGTGTTTATCTTTTGAATTATTTACCTACTGATAATGAAGTAAATGTTCATTCAACACTTCAAATTAGCAGTGAAAATGGGATAGCCAATAGGTATGAGCAAGTATTACACCCGACCCAATCAATAGGAGATGCCGCTACATTACAGTATTCTGGCCCACTTCATAAGTTTTTGAAAGGACAGGGATTGCTTAACTTTTATGTAAAAGATGAGTTTCCTCTTTTGATTGTTGGCCCGAATAAAATGGTTGTTAAAGCCCCCTTTACAGGGGGTAACTGAATGATAATTAGTAGGTGTTTAGATGGAAAACACATATACAAATCTTGGAGAGAGAATAATGAAAAGAAATTCGAATTGGAAAGATTTAGACCCTACTTCTATGTAAAGGAAAACGAAAAGGAACAAACAACATATTCTCCTTCTAAGTATATCAAACGAGAGTTTGAATATGAAAGGGGGGATTGGGTAAATATAGATGGTGAACGCTTAAAGAAAGTTTATGTGGAAAACTCTTTTGATATATTTTCTGCTAGAAAAATGTTTAAGCAAACATACGAAGCAGATGTACCCTATACATTTAGATATGCCGTTGATTCTATTTCAGAAATGCCGGAGTATAACATGCGTAAATGGTATTGGGATATGGAATGGCAACAAGGCGGTGAACATCATAATGAAATTACTACTATTGTAATGTATGATAATTATGATTTGGAATATACCCAATGGGTGTGGTTTCCTAATATAACAGAAGAAACGAAATTAGGTTCTGATGAAATTAATCTTCATGTATTTGCTAATGAAAAAGCGATGCTTGAACATTTTATTACTACAATGATAGTCAAAGACCCCGATATGCTAATTGCTTGGTTCGGTCACTTTGCAGATATACCTAAATTGCTTGAAAGGTGCTGTGCATTAGGAATTAACCCTAATAGAATGTCACCGATTAACCGCATAGATGGTCTTAAAAAGACCAAGAATGGCTTCAAATACACTAAAGGTGAAAAAGGATTCTCGCCAATAGAACAGCCCATAGGGGGTCGCATAACCCTCTCATTAGACATGGCTTTTGAAAGACAATGGAATGACTCGCAAAGAGGAACATTACCTTCTCTATCTTTGGATTATGTATCTGAATCTTTACTTAACAAGAAGAAGTTAGTTTCAGAAAAGTTTTCCGACCCTAACGAGTTTTACCGTAGGGCTTGGCTAGAAGATACTGAAACTTATTTACAGTATGCTCTAAAAGATGTTGAATTGATTGTTGAGATAGACGAAACTAATTATTGTAGTGAAGCGATTATAGCACTACAAAGATTATTGAAAGCACCATTTGATGCTTGTTTCTATGCTTCACATATGGGTAGTATTTACTTTATGAGAAATGCCTATTGGAAAGCACCAACAGGAAATAAAAAAGAGAAGAAGCAACCATATCAAGGGGCTATGATTTATGACCCGTTAAGTGAAAATACTAACGGATTACATCTTAATGTAGCGGCGTTTGATTTTGCAGGTCTATATCCTTCAATGATGATTGCAAGGAATATCAGTTGGGAAACTATTTCAGACGAACCAACAGACTTTGCAGTAAATATATTAACGCCGAGAGATTTCAGCGAGTCGGTGGCAGAAGATATGGTTTATTTCAAGACTGATAAATTAGGTGTTTTACCAAGAGCAGTATTAGAATTGAAGGAGTTAAGAAACTCTTACAAGAAGAATATGAAGAATGCTGAAACCGAAGATGAATTTAGAAAATGGTATAATAACCAAATGGCGGTCAAACGGCTATCTGCATCTTTTTATGGCATTATCGGATATACCGGCTTTAGTTGGGCTAACCCTAAATTAGCGGCTTCTATTACTGCAAGTGCAAGAGAAGCAATTAGATTAGCGGCATTTAAGGCGAAGGAGATGGGAATATGAAGTGTTTACAATGTAAAGACGGGGAGATGAAATTAACCACATATTATCCCAAAACAAAAAAGAACATGTATTATGTTCGTGAAAAGGCTATATTAACTTGTAGCACTTGTGGACATAAGGAGAGATTTGTATGAATACGAAAAAAAGATATATGGAATGGGCTATAAATATGATAGAACTATGGGATGAACCTTTTACTGCAATTTATTTGCGAGAAAGATTAGTCGATAAACACGGAACTACTTGTATTCCTTGTGCTAGCGCAATTGCTAGTTTCTTAAAAAGAAATTGTAATGTGGTAGGAAAACACGATGGTAGGTATTTATATCGTAGGAGGAATACTAATGGTGTTTAAATACAATAGGACTTGGGTTGAAATAGAAGATATGTTAGATAAAGCAGAAAGAAAACAAAATATGCACTATACTAAAATGCAAAAATCTTCAAAGAAAGAGAGAATATACCATATGCGAAATTATAAAGCATTAGAAGGTGTAGTTAAATCTCTTCGTTGGGTTCTTGGAGATAAAGATATAGAACACCCCTTGGAGTGAATTAAATGCAAACTAAATATGTAACAGTTAAAGTATCGTATGATACAGAAGAAACTTGGAATATTACTTTAGAAGAAGTAAAGGAATTATTTCAAATGATGAATAATTTGAAGCGTAATGCTATCATTATAGATATAGAACAAGGTGTTAATCTTGATGATGGACAGAACGAATGAGTTATTAGAAGAATTGCTGGCTATGATAGCAAGAAGTAACAAGATATTAATGATGGTAAATATCGTAAACATAGCAACCATTATAACAATAATTACGGTGGTAATATGAATCAATACGAAATAGATAAATTAAATAAAGAAGTTAAAAGACTAACAATGGAAAATGAAGGTCTTGTTAATAGAATAGAAGAATTAGACGAAAGAATCAGAGATTTGGAAAACAAAATCGAAAGATTGGAAATTGAATGGGATAGTGTGCTTAACGAAGATTCGCAAACATACAATGTAGCAAAAGCAGTGCATGAATTACAAAATGACCTACAAAAGTTGCATCCTGAATTAACATTCAATAATCTAATATATGCACCCGATAAGGTGGGTGGCGTTTGATGGTTATTGCAGATAAAATAGCACAAGCGATAATTAAGGATAAAAAAGCATTTAATAGCATTAAAAAATCTATGTCTTGGAGATTAAGCGATATTTTGATAGAAGGACAAATAAATCTGAGAGATGAAATTAGGGCTATCATAATAGAGGAATTACCTAATGCTTTTGATATGTGGCTGGCTTCGGGGGAAGAAGAATGAAAGTAGTTTATGGGCATACAGATTCAATCTATGTTCAGATTGATTCAGTTGAAAAGGCTCAAACTGCTATCAAAGAAATAGAAGCAAGTGTTAGAGAACATTTCCCTAATGTTTTAGGTTTAGATGAACACCCTGTTCAATTAGAGTTTGAAAAGTATTTTTCTGCTTTAGGAGTAGGGACTGTAAAAAACCGTAATGCAGGTTTAGTATCATGGGATGATGGAGAATGGTTAGATGAACAAAAGTTCACTATGACAGGGTTTACTGCTAAAAGAGTTAGTGAAACTAAATTAGCAAAAGATGTGCAAACTACTGCTTTGAAAATGTGGGTTCAGCAGAAGTCTAAAGAAGAAATCAATAAGTATCTATACGACACTTATGTTTCTGTATTAGAAGGTAAAATAGATACTGAATCTTTTATCAAAAGAGCAAGACTAAGAAGCAATCGCTTCAATGTAAAGTGTCCCGATTGTGGGCTTAAACATCACATTAAAGAACCTATAAAATGGTGCAAAAAATGTGGAGTAAAAGGTAAATTATTTGTTACCTTAGAAAACAAAAAACCTTCTTTTGGTGAGGGTATTGCAGGTATTCTTTATGCTTGGGAACATACTAATATGGAGTTTGACGATTCTTATTTATTTCTAAAAGTAAAGCACTTGCATAAAACATATACTCATCCATTAACAGGAGAGAAAAGACAGGCGGAATATGTTTCCGGTACAACCTACGCAGATTTCAAGGGTTATGTACCCGATTGGAAACACTACGCAGAACAGGTAATAGAGAAGGCAAAGCCTATTTACAAGGCTATGGATTGGGATATATCAAGTATCAGAACAGGTAAAATACAAAAGAAATTAGATGATTGGTGGTAATATGAATAACGATGAAAAATATAATGCGGTAATTTCTGCTATGCAGGATTTTACTTATGATTGGAAACATGAAAATTATGACGACCCTAGCAAACCGATATTAAAAATAACTAAATCTTCTTTAGGTTCATTCGATTGGTGTCCTAAAAAGTACGATTTTTCTTATATCCAGCGTTTGCCTCAAGACCAAACAGACGCTATGTTGAAGGGAACAATCTGTCATACAACAAGAGAGAATTTTTTCAATACCTTTGATGTAAAGAAAGCAGAATCAATGACTCCCGATGAGTTATATGAATACTGTCAAAGTCTTCATCCGATTGATGAATACTTAGATATTTCAATTACTCAATCTGCCTTTGAAGCAGAACGGTTCATTGAAGCGAGAGATGCTGACAAGATAAATGAATACTTGCCTGTTTGTAACGAAGGAAAATTCGATGCTAATATAACAATTGACAAAGATACAAACCCTAAGTTTCCTCTAAAAAGAGATTACAAGATACACATTCAAGGTATTATTGATAGAATCTTTGAGGAAAACGGAGGCTATATTCCTTTTGAATACAAAACAGGGCCTTGGAAAGATTACAAAGGAACAAGTATGAGAAAGGAAATGGCTTTCTATCAATTACTTATTGAAAACGCAGAAGATGAAGTGTTAATTAAAAACGGATTAGACCCCAATAAGAGAGTAACTCATTGGGGTTGGTATTATCCTGTATCTAATTATGTCTTTTCTCAAGAAGTAAAAACAAGAACTATGACATCGGTAATGAATAATATTGCTAAATTGATTTGGTCTTATGAAAATTCACACTTCCCAGCGAAGTTTTTCTATAAGACTTGTTCACATTGTTCGTTCTTTGGTATTTGCGATGCGGCACAAACTGATACATGGTTGTGATTAAATGAATGAAGAAATGATAAAAGAAAAGGTACTTGCGAGAGATTGGACTTTTACAGAAATATCTAATCTAAAACAAACAATAGATGCTTTATGTAATGAAATCTATTCAGAATCTAAATTGTCTGAAAGGTTTGAGTTAATTAGAGATATTAGAATAAATGAAAACTTCGTAGGCCATACATTTGAAGATGTAATGAGAGAAGCAATCAATACTAAACTATCCGGTGAAATAGCAGGAGTAATTAGAAATATGCTGAATACAGCAACAGTAAATTTTGGAGGTAAAAATAATGAAATATCCGAGGGAAGTATGGGCGGGGAGCCACATAAAGAACGCACCGCAAATGAAAAGAAAAGTAGTCTTATCGAGGAATGAATATGTTGAGTTTATTAATGCTCAAAATAATAGGACAAATGTTTACACAACCGTTTACGATTTTGAACATTTTTCAGAAACGGCAAAAATAGAATCATCAGTTATTCTTGATAGAATCTTTCTAGACTTTGACGGACATGATAAAGATTTAGAATACGCATGGAGGGATTTAAAAATGGTAATGCAAAGAGTCTTAGAAAGGGATTGGAGATATACTATGTTCTTTTCTGGGAGAGGATTTCATCTGTTTTTATTCGGTAAACCTGCTAAAAATATCAGAAGCATTCAGACCTTCTTTAGAGAAATTAAAGCATACATGAGAGCGAATGTTGCTGGTAAAATGACGCTTGATGATAGAGTGGGTCAAACCACTAGATTGAGAAGAGTACCTAATACCGTGAATATGTCTTCTAATTATTATGGCAATCCGCTATACTGCATCCCATTACAGAAGGAAGACCTTAGCCATAGTTTAGATACTATACTAGAGTTAGCAACCAAACCAAGGCATTTACGCTTTGAAATGGGTGGTAATATAGAGGTCACTTTTCCCGATGTACCCCCTATCGAAGCCGTTGAAGGTGAAATTTCTGTCCCAAAATATACAGGAAAACTCCCAATATTACCTTGTTTACATAATGCTATAATGACGGAGAATCCCTCGCATATTGCTAGAGCATACCTAGTTTCTTGGTATAGAGATTTATTAACAGGTAGGCGACCATTAAATTCATTAAAGGAAAAACAAGAAATATTAGACTTAATTGTAAAAGAAATAAAACAATTGGTTGAATCTAATGATGAAGTGTGGTTAGATTGGGATGAACAAACAACTAGAAAACATGCTAAGTTTACAGTATTTGGTAATTATAAAACTCCTTTCTGTAATAAGTTAATTAGTGAAGGTTACTGCGTTGGTAAGTGTTGGCGTTATCCAGATTATTTAAAGGAGGATGAATAATGTTAGTAATAGATAGCAGAGAAAAACAAGGTTCTAAATTAGTACATTTAGTTGAAACTAAGTGTAAAAATCTGAGAATCAAAACAGAAAAGAAATGGCTTGAAATAGGAGATTATGTATTTGATGATGTTTGTTTTGAAGCAAAATCATCAACAGACTTTTTGGGTTCCGTAATGAGTAAAAGATTATGGACACAAATTGATAATATGGATAGGCATTATAAAACAAACATAGTAATTATATATGGTTCTTTAGATGAAGCGATTTATAATGTTAAAAAGCATGGTAAGTCTAATATTAAAGAGCCAGCAAGAACGATAATGCTAAACAATAAGTTTCTAGGTGCAATAGGAAGAATTACATTAGATACTGATGTAAAGGCATTTTGGGTTCCTTCTGAAGAAGAAGCCTCCTTGATTATAACTTCTATTTGTAAAATGAAACCTATTGTTAGAGATGTAATAAGGCCAGAAATATTCAAAAGAATTACAACAGACGATTTGCGTTTAGATGTTTTAACTAGCATTAAAGGTGTATCGTTAAAAAAGGCAAAGGCTCTAATTAAAGAGTATGGTTGTATTATGGAAATAGGAGAACAAAAAGTTCATGAATTGTGTCACATGGATGGAATAGGCGAAAAGACTGCCAAAAGAATATTAGACACATTAAATAGTGAGGACAAGGTGAAAATATGAGTGAAGAATTAAATAAAATTGAAAATTTGAAAACCTCCATGATGTATGAAGGTGAAGATGAAGAAAAATACATGGAACAGTACGAAGAGAATACAGAATTTTTTACGGGTCAATTACCTGCAATTGTTCAAGAGTTTCAAAAAGATGCCACGAATGTAGCGCATTATAATGAAATACCTGCGGCGATTTGTTATTTTGTAATCTTAGGACAGATATGTAAAGATTATATTAGCATTCCTAATGGATTCAGCATTGAAGATTCAAGAGTACATTTCTGCCAAATACAGACTTCGGGAACAGGTAAATCAACATTATACAACTTTGTTGGGCCTGTTGCTGAGGGAGTATTTAAGAAAATTAATGATACATCTAGCCACCCAATAGCAGAATTAATTCCTGCTGAATATGAAGGAGAATTTCTTCCTAAGAAACCTAAACAGTTTAATATATTTTCAACTACTCTTTATACTGATGCTGCTTTAATCGGCCACTACAAAGAAGAGTTAGACATGAAAGAAGATAGCGAAACAAAAGGTAAGTTTAGGCAAAAGAGAGTTGCTGGTGAATTAGAAGGTAGCGGATTAGCACATTGGGATGAATTTGAATATTCAGGTGTCTTTAAACAAAGCCAACATAAAGAAGATGCTATTGTTATGCTAAATACATTAATGAATACTTTACATGGTGAGAATTGGCAAATATCTAAGAAATTAAAAGAAGGCGACACTATGAAGTGTTTTTGTGAGCGTTCTGTATTAGCCATGACATATCCACCATATCAATTAGAATCTGTTATGACAGAAAAGGGTGTTCTTCAAAGAATGCTATTGTTTATTTGGGATGTTCCGCATTTTATTCAAGATAAAATGAGAAGAAAACAAATCTCTTATGCTGGTAAAATTAAGAATATCGAAATGCCAATCGAAAAACATGCTAATGCTTTATTTAAAATATATTGTATGGTTAAAGAGCGTTGGGAATCTGTGGATAAAAAAGGTTTAGAAGTTATGAAATTTTCACCGGAATTTAACGATGTATTGGAATTAGAATATGAAGGTATGGAGGCATACATTCAATCCGCTTCACCCCAAGTTAGAAAGATTGCATCTAATTTTACTACCCGTTTGTTGAAAATTCTCATTAAAATGTCTGTTCTTTGTAGCGTTGCACAAAGCCGTTCTATCGCCAAAGAAGAAGACCGCTTTCTTGTGACGGGCTACAATGTCCGACAAGCGGCTACTATCGTGCGACAATGTTATATGACATTGGTGGATTGGTTGGAACGAAGCCTAAGAGTAAGGCGTAGGGACATGGCTGAAAAGGCTCAAGAACCTCAATTTATCAAAGTATTCACTGAAATGAATAAAGATGAAGAAGGCTATGTTAGTAAAAAACTATTTTTAGATACTCTTATGAATAAAGTTGGACTCAAAAAGGCCAGAATATATGAACTGTGGAATCAAAATGAACATCATTTTGAAACAGATAAAATGGGAAGGTCTGTATTTATTAGATTGAAGGAGGATAAAAAATGACAAAATGGGAAAACCAATATGTAGTGTTTGATGTAACAAAAGGGCCAAAGGTAATTATTGAAACTTTAGACACATTTGGAGATGAAGGTTGGGAATGTTGTTCTATGCTAAGTATTGCAGGAACAAACATTGTTGCTTTTCTAAAAAGAAGAATTGGCGACAACGAACCTGTTGAAGATGCAGAAGCAAAGAAAATCTCTAAACTGTGGTCTAATGGTTCTGAGTGATTAAAATGAGCGTACTAGCATTAGATATTGAAACTAAAAATATGTCGCATGACATAGGTGGTTTCAGTAATACTCATATGTTTCAAGTATCAACAGTTGCTACTTGGGATGGTAATACAGGAACAGTTTATGTTGATGAACCTGTTGATACTTTTGCTAAGTCGGGACATATAATTAAACCGCTTTCTGAACTAAAATATGATTTAGATAATCACTTACAGAAAGGGGGAACTGTATTAGGTCATAATATAGTGGCCTTTGATTTGCCTATTCTTAGAGATTCTATGGATATTTATTGCATTCATAAATATTTAAAAGAACAAAAGTATATTGATACAAGCAAGTATATTCTCAAAGAACACGGTGAAAGAATACAATTAAAGAATCTTGTAAAATGTTCTTTAAATGATGCTAAATTAATGGAAAGTGCTGATGCACCTAAACTATGGAAAATGGGAAAATATGATGAGGTAGTTGAGTATTGTATGAAAGATACTCAATTAGTTTATGACCTTTGGAAATACGGACAGGATAACGGAATTGTAAAAGCGTTCTCTATTGAAAAAGAAAAATTTGTGGAATTAGGGGTGAAATGGTAATGTCAACAACAGAATGGATTGGCCTACTTATTTTCCTAGTAGTTATAACACTGCTATTTTTCGCCGCTTTTGGTGGTAATAATATTACCGACCAAAGCGTGGAAGAATACATGCGAAGACTAGTAGGAGAAAAAGAGGGTGAAAATAATAAATGAGCCTAAAGCAGACTTGTAAATATTGTAATGCGCCTACCTTAGCGAAGCGTATATTAGGATTTTACATCGGGTCTAATGAAAGGGTCAAATTATGGGAATGCCGTGAATGCGGCGGTATTTGGTCTAACCAAACTAAAGGAGGAAGTAGTCTTTAACGGGCTACTTCCTCCATTTTTTTTAGCATTTTTTTATAGAAAAATATACTTCAATTTGGAGTATTCACGGTGTTGGAATACCCGTTACAGGAATAACTTGTTCAACAAAAGCAGTAGCACTTGTACCATCTGTAACTGTGCATCTTAGTGTGTAAATACCGGCATTAGGAGGGTCATGCACACTTGCAGGAATAGCAACATTAAGGGTTAAATCATTATATCGGGCTGCATTTTGAGTACCTGCGGAATTAACAGAAAAAGAATTTGTTGGGTCGTCAGTTTCAGTAACAGTCCAAGCATATGAATAACTCCCATCTCCGCCTGTTGCAGTAGCCGATAAATCAATTTGACCAGCACCCGTTGAAATTGTTCCTGAACCAGCCGTTGCAGGGACATCTAAATTTTCAGTACCACCTGCGTCTATTGTAATTCCTAAAGGTGAACCTCTTTTTGCTCTTGAACCAAATCCTGAAACTGTACGGCCAAACATAATTATCACTCATCATTAGGCGCATTTATTGTATAAAACAATTTAACACCCATTAATAGAGCATCAACATTTAAATCATCATTAGCGGCAGTACCAGCACCGTCAACATCTCTATAAACTTGAAAACAAGTTAAATCACCTGCGGCTGGCGAACCACCTATTGTTATATTACCTGTTGCAGATGAAATATGAAGGTCTTTAGCCGCAATCACTGTATCGTGAATAGTTACTGCCGTTCCAAAAGCCGTATCTATCACATCATCATTACTTAATGAAACTCCTTGAATACCCCAAGTAACATCATGTGAAGTTGTTGAAGAAGTTGAAGTCCAATAGAATTGAGCAGTTATTGTTCCCTCATCCCACATTTTAGGCATAGCGATTGTAAATTGTGCATGTTCGTCTGAATCTTTATCAAATGCTAAATGTCTAATATCCGGCCTACCACTTGTTGCTGCGGCTAAAGTTGTTAAATCAGCACAACCGGCATTACTTCTAGGACTAATTGCTTCTGCTGGAATCCAAATAGAATGCTTTCCTGTTAATAGCGGGCCTGTGGTTCCATTAGTTAATTGTATGTTATTATCATCACCATTAGTAAAATATAGATTATTAGGATTATCGTTTTTAATCCATATTCTGCCATATGACCCGTTACTTTGCAGACTACCTACTGCGGCTCTTTCTTCTAATCCTAAAGTACCTTCTGCTATTTCCAATACATGATTAGATGAACTACCGGCTTCTTTAATATATATTTTTAATCTTCCATCAATAGAAGCATCGGTAACATCTGCTATTTGCCCTACTATTGAAACAAAAGTTTCTTCATCATCTCCGTCATCTATTCCTTTAAATTGTATATTACCTATTACATCATCATCAAGCGGTGAAGCACTATTTCTTAATAGTACCAAATCGGGTGCGCCAGAAGTACCTGTGTCGGTTGATTCTAGAATTATACCGCTTCCTGTTCCTGTGTATTTTACATGTAAAGGTGCAGAAGGAGCATTTTCACCAATACCAACTTTACCATCAGTATGTATTCTCATTCTTTCTGCAACTGTATCTGCATCTCCTTTTTTTGTATTAAAGGTTATTATTGAAGTTCCTGTTCCATCTCCACCACCTGCATTAAGAATTAAATCTCCGCCATTTTGGTCTGTTGAACCTGTTGGTGCTGAACCTGCTGAAATAGTTAAATCTCTTCCATCTGTTCCACCACCCGTAGTAGCCACACTTAATGTTGCATTAGCCCCATTAGGAAATGAAACATCACCTCCGCCTACTGTTAAATCACCGGCAATAGTTACATTATCTGATGTATCTAAAGTAATAGTATTTCCTCCATCAGAAGCCTGTATTATATTTCCTCCGACTTTTAGATTATTACCAATAGTTACATTGTCTGATGTATCTAAAGTAATTGCTGAACCGCCATCAGACGCTTTAATTATATTACCACCAACAGTAATGTTTCCTTGTGTTGAAACTTCTCCATCTCCTTGAACTTTAAATTGAACTTCTGCCGCACTGTCAATAACTTCAAATGTGTCACCTGCGGCAGTACCGGCTAATTTAACTTTAACATCGGTACTGCTTGCCGCAGTAATAGTCGTTACTCCACTTGCACCAACAATGTTAGCAGTTTCAGTATATCCCGAATTATCATATCCAATGCTTAAATCATTACTAACTTTACTTGTAGTTAAGAATTGTACTAATCTATCAGAAGTACCTGCTGAACCTTGGGCCGAACCTGCGGCTAATTTAATTACTGCAATAGGAATATCACCATCTGTTAAATCTGGTATTCTATTAGTAACTGAATTAGAACCTCTTAATGTCATTGTATTATTTGCTTGGGCCACTAACAATTGGTAAACATCTTCTGTTGCATGAATCCCTGTTAAATTAGTAGCACTTAAAGCAGTAATTGTTACTAATTTACCATCCCTAAATGCCTTTCCTGTTGTTACTGCAATAGTAGTATAGGTTGAAGAGGCTAAAGTAATATCAAAATCAGTAGCACTTCCTTTAATAGCATAATTTCCTCTAATGCCTTGTGATAATGCTTTGATTAATCCCGAATGCGGATAATCTATATCGTCTGTTATCCAAGTAGTCGGAGTTGTTCCTGATGTAGTGCTGTAAATATGCGGATTGTTTATTGCTCCCATGTTATTCCACCTCTAATATAAAAAATATTTCTAAATCGCTTGTTGTTGCTACCGGCCCTATTCCTGTAAAATTAAACCTAGATAACATATTACCCGAAGAATCAAAGAAACCTGCTTCTCTAATTACTTTACCATTTAAGTTAGTATTAGAACCTGCTATTTTAAGACTGTATTCAACAGTATTTTCACCGGACTTAATAGCAGTAGCATTATAGGCGGCAGTACCGGCCCCAATATCAACATCTAAATCAGTCGAAGCGGGACTTGTTGAATTGCCTCCCTGTCCTACTTTAGCATACCCGCTACTTGTAATTAGAGTAACTAATTGGTCTGCAATAAGGGCTTTTAATTTATCAGTTATCAATAGTCTTCCTCCAATAATGTTGTGTGGGTAACGCCGCTTCCATCCTCATGTCCTAATGGCCTAGTGCTAGTATTTAGGGGTGTCCCAAAACCAATCACTGCGCCTCCACTGCTTTTTCTTTCTCTAATTACTAGTCTAATTGGTTTAATTTTAAAAGTATCAGTATTAACTAATCCGACAAAAGCATCTGAATAACTCTTTTTTCTTGTATTAGTTTTTATTTGGTTAATGTCTATGGATATTTCTGAAAAACGGTCTTGTAATTGTTTACTGTACCTACCTAATTGTAATTTCATATTACCTGTTAGTAGGTGTTCAATCTGTAAAATCATATATTGATTTCTAGGAATATTTTCTCTTCGTATTTCTAATTCTATTATATCCCCTGCTTTTAATTGAGAAACTCCTTTATGACCTACTGTAATAGTAATTTTTTGATTTAATTTAGTATGAAGTTCTAATAATTCAGTAGCCCTTTTATCAATTTCTTCTTGCCCGATTAAATTATATTCATGAACTTCTAAAGATTTAGTGCCATGAATTTTTATACTTTTGAAATCCTTTCTATTTGCTTTTTTAGAACCGCCATAAACTGTAATGTCATTTTTTAAATCAAATAAGTTTTCTTCTTTCTCATATTCATATAATTCAATATCACTAGAACCTGCGTCTTGAATAAAAACACCTGTTAAAAATGAATCATCAGCCGCTTTTATTACCTTATATGTTTCATCTTCAAAATAGGCAATCTTATCCTTTCTATTTAATAGATAGTAAATGGCATCGAATAAATTAATTCCTTGGAAATTAGGAGCCAGCATATAAGAATACTCCGAAGAATCCATAGTATTAGGTATGTCATGTTCTAAAAGTAAATCATTTATTACATTTTCTGCTTCTTCACCTATTATTGCAGTAGCACCTATCATACATCTTTTAGCATCGCTATCGACTTCATCTGTTATTGTTAAATTAATTGTTTCTGATATAGAAACAACACCTAATTTTTCTTGCATATCAGAAAATTGTAAAGAATGGCCTATTTCTGTATCTCCCCTGTCTTTATAGACCAAAGAAGATTTATGAACATTATCTCCATCAGAAATACATATGTCATATTCTTGAGAAATACCCAATAGATTAGCCATTGAATCCGGTTCTCTTAGCACTACATAATTTTCTCCAGATTGCCCGTCAACATCAATAACAACATACATAGACAATGCCGCTTCTTGGCCTCCTGTATTATTATAATTTCCTACCTGTCCTCTTGGCCCTGCTTTATTACTAATTAAGTAGTCTGTTATGTCTGTATAGCATTTATTTTCTCCCGATACTTTAGTATAAGAAGAAGAAAGTTCGTTTATTCTTATTTCTTGTGGGCTAAAATCATAAAAACATGTGTGATTCGGTTGCATTATTCTATACCACCCCACCGCTAATGCCTTATCTGTTCTAATAATATGTCTTTTACTAGTATTAGTAGTATCAATTTCATGAGATATTACATAGCAGATGTCTTTAGGATAGTAGTTATTTAACGAAATTGGATTAGCAAATGTTTCATTACTAGTGGTTTTCACATCACTACTATTATAATATTTTCCTATTTCTGAAACTAAATAAGTACCTGTTAAATCATTCATATGGTGTAATGATTTTTTATTTACTCCTGTAAATGTGCCTGTATCATCGCTTTCTGAGTAATCTCTCGTTTCAACATTAGTAATATCTGAACCATCGGGGTCAATTATGTATGTGTATATTGTTTGATTACCTGCGGCTTTATTTGTACTCACTCCTGAAATAGTATCAATGTATAGTCTTGGTTTGAATCCCATCATTACGCCATCTGCGTCTTTATCATAGGTTCTTGAACTTCCGCTAGCATTATCATATAATGCAAAATCAGTATATAGCCCTAATCCAATTATGCTTATATCTGATGTATCGGGGTCAGCAGTATCATGTCTTGAATCTTTTACGCTCCAACATTTAACAGGCCCACCTACTGTTCCCTTTGTAACTCTAGAACCCCCATCATTTTCAACAGAAAATCTATCTAAAAATAAAGGCAAAAAGCCACCCATTAAAGTATCAACTCCAGAAGGAGTAGTTACATTACCTATACCATCTAAACTATCAAATATTTTCAATACTTGCGAAGGGTGGTATGCTTTGGCAGTATGGGCTGAATTGGCTAAATCTGATATTTCAACTCCACCCGCTAAATCAGTGGCGTATTGTTCTATTGAAATTGGTAAATAAGTATTTGCTGACCTTGCAGGGTCACCCGTGCTTTCATCTAAATCACTACTAAAAGCATCATGCCAAGCAGAACCGCTTGAGCCGTAATCAGGAGTATCATGTATTACTATTGATTGTAGCATGTGAATACTGTCTGTAAATTGAGTAAAAGTATCTCTTCCTCCGTGACCTTCTATGTTAGCGGCATTATAAGTATGATTAGTACCATCTTTAGTTAAAGCCTCTATCTTATACAAAATACCAGAATAATAATTAGTACCATCTGTTTTTTTGGGGTAATCGTCTAAAGTTATTGTAGTGGTGCTGACACTAGCAACTACTCCTATAAATCTCCCTGCTGAATCCACTAAGATGTCATTTGCCGCCAATGAACCGCTAATATCACTATCCGCAGTTATTGTCTTATTAGTGTTATTATAATCAGCAGTTTGAACCTCATTACCCGACCAAAAACTTTGTAGTGAAAACCAATCATAAGACGCATATAAAAATGGAGGAATTGTTCTCTTTTTACTAACTATGTTTTCGGGGTCAAATTGATTAAAAGCCCAATCAATGACAACTTCTGTTAATCTCATCATTGAAAATCTCTTTAGGGTATTGATAGTTTTATCTGATGAAATTATATTTGAAAAAGAGTAACTAGAATCAAGTAAGTTAACACTAGAAGAACTTCCTATTGACATAGATTTAGTATCAGAATTACTAGAAGAAGCAGGTTTATTCAAAGCAAATAGACCATAATCACTTATTGTTCTAGTCTGACTACCTTGCATTAAACTATCTGCTCTTTTAGAAGAATAAGGGTGCAAATCACAATTAGCGAATAAAAACATTCTTGTTACTTTGGGGTCTATGTGGTTCATGTGGTCTTTAGCCACATATGGACTAGTACCATTGGCTTGAGAATGTTCAAATAGTTGAAACCAATTATGGCCGTAATTAAAGGCCACTGTTCTTTCAGAAGCATTTTTAGCGTGTATTCTTGTATCAAAATACCTTGAGCCAGCAACATTAGTTAATCCTCTAGATTCTGGCAAAAGGTGTTTATTGACTCCTTTATCTGTTTTACCTACTCCGGTTACATGGTTTTTAAATGTAGGATTAGTATAACTTGATGTAACATCTAAAGAATGCCCAAAATTAAATCTATATGCAGAAGCATAGTAAGGTATCTTGCTTAAAGTTTCAGCGTAATAATAGTTATTCCCATCCCCGTCACCTATGTTATTATAAGTTGAACCTGCTTCATTAACTATTGTATTATAATTTCCTTTTTCTAAATTATATATTCTATACATAGGCGCACCATATTTTTCAGAATAAGTCTTGGCTTCCACAGAATTAGCAGTAGTCATAGAATTATAATACAGAGGATAATTCATAAATAAACTTACTCCCGAACCTGCGGGGACAGAGCCGGTTCTAGTATATGGACTAAGTAATCCTATCATTTTACCTCCATGAAGATGTGCGCCATTTAATAGATTTAATTCGTGAGTTAGTTTACTTGTTTCACCGAAATTACCTGTTGGTGTAATGGTTTGTATAGTTTGACCGCTAAGAGTAATACTCAATGGCCTATCAAGATACACGGTAACTGAAGTAAATGGAAAATTATTATCAACCTTTAGTAAAATACCAATAAAAACTCCATCAGCATAAATAGGTTCATTATGATATTTTCTAGGGCTTGCTATTGACGATAATGCGTTAGTTGCAGTGTCGGGTAAAGTAAAATATCTATTTCCGATAGTTCCCGTTCCCACTCCTAATGTAGTAGCGTTAAAAGTAGTATCGGTAGTATTAGCATAGTTAATATCAACTCTTCCTAAAGTTAAAGGTAAATGAGGTGCTATTTCTATAATGCTAGTATTTGTATCTTCATCGTAAGTATTAGTCAATATATTAAAATCTATCAAAGTATTTATGGTATCAAAAGTTTCATAGGTTTTATCTGTTTCAGTTGTTGTTCCGCTAGCGTCATCATCTAATCTTATTTGAAATTTAGAATCATTTGACATAGAAATACAATCACTGATATGATAACCAAGCCCTCTTGAATCAGTACCTACACCTGTACCTATCAAGTTTGTACTCTCTGCACCATTAGACGATATTTTTTTCCCGCCGGTAAAATATAATCCTTTAGTTGCGGTTCCTGTTAAATCAGTAGAAGTGTTTAAAACTCTATTTGATGATAATGCTTTATTAAAAATATAATGTTTAGTTCTAGCAAATAAACCTATATCTTCATCAGAAGGGTTTGTGCTGCTTTCTGCTAATGAATAATCCACTAAATATACTTCAGTAGTAGGGTTACTTCCGTCAAAATCTCCGTCACCATCAACGCCTCCTAATCCGTCAACTTCTCCAATATATGATATAGTATTATGAGAATCATGTAAAAGATAAATATTATCGCCAACTGATAAACGGTGTGTTCCGCTAAACACAACATGTTTACTATCAAAAGAACAAACCACTACTCTATCTGTTTGAGAATAAGCATCGACATAACCTAATCTATTATAAGGACTTGAACTAGAATAAACAATATCTTCTGAATGTAATAAATTTTTATTAATAATTGGGCCTAATAATTTTCTAGAATCAGACCTCCCAGCCAATTGTAAAATAGTTTGTCCATCTTGTTTATAATAAGAAGTTTTTTCAATCGACCCTGTGAATTTTTCAACTTCTATGTAATAAGAACCATACATGTAATCTAAAGAAGAAATTGACCTATTGGTGGTAGTAAAATCTAAAGTTAACATCTGTTTGTTTTTATCAGACGCAGTAACAGTTGCTTCTAAGAAACCAAAATGGTTTGATATTAATTTAACATATAAATTATTATTTCTATTTTCTAATATATCAAATGTAGTTAACAAGGTCTTATCTGTGGTATTCCAAGCCCTTCTGTAAATAACAGCACCTTCTGATAAAGTATATCCTGTACTAGCAAATATACTTCCGTTTTCTATTCGGCTTTCTGCTCTAAAGGTGATGTCTTGTTCTTTTCCGGTAGTACCAAAATTATTAATTGCATCTATTGTTTCAATAATTAGAATAGGTGAACTTGCGTCTGTTCCTATTTTAACTTCATCTCCTACATTGAACATAGTGCTTAAATCATATTCAGTAGTAAATCTATATTCATTTGAACCTAAAGAAGATTTTATTTTTGCTTTTAGTGCAAACCAATCATTAAACTTTCCTTTATGAAGTCTATGTCTAATTCTTATTTTATCATTAGTAAATATTTTAGTAGGCATTATTCTTTTACTATCCACTATTTTAGTTTCAATAAAACTTCCTCTATTACCGACAGAATCTTCCATTGTTAAGTCAATTACATTATAAGTTTTATTAGTTCTGTTAGGAGAAAAATCATAATGAATGTATCTTATCGGCCCTCTAAATGATTGAGAGTCGGGGTTAAAAATATCATTGTCTGTATCTCTTCTAGCATTAGTAAAACATTTATCGTAGTTTGTAAAATTTAATGCTCTATTCCAAGTAGTAACAGTTCCTCCATCATATTCATTTAATATATTATACTGTGAAAATGCAGTGTTATCAAAATCTGGCGCATCTAACTTCTTTAAATTATCAACCATAGTTAAATTGTGCGTAAATTTGCTATAATCTTTAATTACCTTTCTATTATCTTGACATGTTACAAAGGTATTTGTTATAATTGGAGCAATAGTGGTAGTATTACCTCCTAAAAATTTAGTAAAACATTTAGTATTATGGTCTAATTGATTATCTTTATCTAACTTATCATTAAAGAAATAAAACAAAGGTTGAGAACACACTAAATTATCTTGAAGGTCTTTTTTAATACCTGCTGATACTGCTAATATATTACAATCTCTATCAGTATCGCTAATAGATGGCCCTTTGAATACCATAAATTTAGAATCTCTTAGTAATTCATCACCTAATTTTGGTTCAAACTCAAATCCTATGACGGTATTTTCAATAGAAACTCCTTCTGTGTGAAAGTTATTTTCTGTAATTTTTGAAGTTATTTTTGCGAAATGATGTTTTAGATAATCGTCTGAATGAACTAGAACAAAATAATTGTGAGTAGTTAAATTCATATCTAATTTTACACCTGCTCTAGAATTAAAATCAAAACTAATTATTTTAAATCCTTCCGTAGTTTCTAAATTAGAATATTCTGTATCTGCACTATCTCCTGTTGCTAATTGTTGCTTAAATAGACCACCTGAAGTAAAAGTTAAAGTTTGGTTATTGGCTCCTGTGCCTGTAAAATTAGCACTTAATTCAAATGAACTGACATTACTTCCTTCTGTACCTGTATTGATAGATTTAACATAAGTGCCATCTGCAATACCAGAAGAACCGTAAGTGACTATCATTCCTACTTTTATTGTTGCGCTTGCATCACAAGTAACTGTCGCATCGCTATTAGTTAAATCACAAGTAGCATCAGTAAAAGACAAAGGATTCTTGTCATAAACAATAGTGTATAATCTTTCACTGCTAGAATATGCTCCAAAGGTTCTAAATTTGGGGTTAGTAGGAACATTGTAATTACTTTTATTAAAAATAACCGTATGGTCTGCATCTGTTAAAGCAGCATTTTGATTCATAACTGCATATCCACTGCCACTATGAGTAATACTTGTAGTGTATGAGTTATCTGCAATCGTACTACTAGAAGCCCCTGTTTTATATGAAACGCCCATACCTGCATAAAAAGCAGTATTAGTTGTTCCAGCAGTAGCATTTTGTATATTAGTTATCTGATTAGAAGAAGCGTTTGTAGCAACAGTGCTAACTTCAATATTTTCAAGAGATTCGGCAAAAATACGGGTCATAAATCCACCTCTTCAAATCTAAGATACAGTAATGTATTATCAAAATTAGGCATCAAATTATCTATTTCATTAAACCTGCTTAATTTGTTAGTAATCGCTATTTCGTGAAATTCACCCATAAATTGTTTGCATGTATTAGCGGATTGTGGGCCGGTAGCCGTTCCGCTACTATCTCCCGCCCAAGTAATGCCACTAACACTAAGGTCATTTAATCCATTAGAACCAATATAAGTATCTGTTTTAGAAAACTCAAAGGGAATAGTAGTGCTAACTTGGTGGGTATCTTCTTTGATTAGTAACCCATTAAGGTATAGTCCTATTTTTTTAGTCTTATCATCAAAAACACAACCCACATGAAACATTTGGTCTATATACGATGGGTGCTTGTAAGTTGGTAAATATATATCTGTACCGCTTGCCACTGCTGGCCTTGTGCTATCCGTGTTTAATTGTATGTCTGCACCGCTAACGCTATTGAGTTGACCTAAAGAAGTAAATGTAAAACCATTACGAACATAAATGTCTTGATGATTTCCATGTATAGGATGAGTAGCACTAGCAAGTGTGAAGGTATTGCCACCTTCTGCCATAGCACCACTTGAACTACTATGAGTTGTAGCCACTTTAGCATACATTACTCTCCCGTTTTTATTAAATCCATCAAATAAGTCAGAACCATTAGTAGCATTATATCTAAAAGCATGGCCTTGACTTGGTACAATTACAACATCAGAAGTAACTGTTTTAGTGAATAAAGATGGCCCTAATTTAACCTCAGCCTTTATTTTATATTGAGCAGGTTGGTTTTGAGTGTGATTAGTAGCATTTAGTAAAGATATATTAAAATTATCATTATTAAAAATCATCATCTCATGGGCTTGTCTATTTGCTCTTGATAAATATAAGTGATTTTGCATTTCCGTTTCATCGTTAGCATCCCCATCACTTAATGCGTAAGTTGACTGTGGTAGGCCAGACATTATCTTTTTACTTAAATTAGTAGTTTCATTACCTACACCTAACGCATTTACACCTAAACCAACCGCCGCTTGATGAGGGCCATTTCCATTAACCTCATAAGGAGTAACTAATGCTTCAAAAGAAAAAGAGCCTTTGTGACTCCAAAATCCATAGCCTATATCATCGTAGGTTGCGGTATCTCCGGTATTAGGTACATTATCTGAATAATCCATCTTAACAAAGGCATTACACATAATTGGAAAAACCAAAGAGCGTTGTTTTCCTGTTAAGACTTCATACATTATATCACGGCCCAACAATTGCTACTTCAAACTGCATACTGAAACTTAAATCGACTGATTCGGCTTCCATATTAAAAGAAAAACTGCGAATAAAACCCGATAATCCTGTTGCAGTAGAAGCATCTGGAAAAGTAGAACCTTTGTATGAAACTCCTTCGTTATCTCCAAAGCCAGCCTCGCCTCTTGAAGCAAAATTAAATGGTACTAATGTTGGTTGTGTTGCTCTTGCCGCATAATCATTACTTATGTTAGAGGGATAAAGAATAACTAATTCATTTATAGATTGATTATTTTGTAATCCTGTTGAATCAACACTTGATGCAATCATTTGTGCTATTTCATGAGCAGTAAAGGTCAAAGCCGTTTCATCATCTTCTGTTGAAGTGCTAGTAGCAGTTCTTGTTTTACTAATAGTGGTTTCAGAAATAAAACCACTAAGGTCTATTTGTTTAGTAGCCATTCCTAAATCTAAAGCGGCAGTTACAGATTCACCCGTTACAACACCGGAAAACGGAATAGGAAAAGCAGGGATAGTTTTACTTACAGAAACACCGACAGAAGTGACATTTAATGGAATAGTATTAATTGTTAAATCATTAGTTTCCTGTTCAGCGTATTGTCCAAATTTCAAATATACATAACTCATTTAATCACCCCAATGTTCTAGACGAAGTAGTTCTATTCATTTTATTATTAACCATTGTTCCTATTTTATCTGCGATTCTTCTTAATTCTGCATCAGAAGTATCTTTTGCATTAATAGTGATATTAAAGTTATTAGTAGTGGAACCTCCACTCATAGACTTGCTTTGTGAATTAGAATAAACTCTTGAACCTGCTGGTAATCTGACTAATTCTGGCCCTTTTTCACCGACAAGATTCATCGCCCCTGTTGTCAAACCACCTTTAGCCAAACCTAAAATATGTTTATTTTCATCCCAAAAACCTTTATCGGGGTCATCTGTTAGAGCATCTTTAATTTGTTTCAACCTTTTTTCAAAGGGTTCTTTAATCCTATCAATATGTTTGTATAATGCCATTAAAGTAGCAGTAATGAATGCCGCTATTAATACAAATATCATTATAGGTAGGGCATAAATTCCTATTAATAATAGTGCTTGAGATAGCAAATATTTCACAAAGTATATTAGTATTAATGCCGCCCCTATTTTAAGAAGAATGCCACCTGCTTTTTTCCAATTACTATCTGAAAGAAGCCATCCTACTAAATCAAATAAAGAATAAAACAGCCCCACTGCAACTGCAAATACACCTTTAACAAATATCTGTAATAATTCCCAACCTATTGTCATTAAAGACGACATTATTGTTCCTAAGTAATCAAACATAGAAGCAAAATCACCCTCCATAAATGAACCTATTATTCCAAATACCGCCCCTAATATACCAACCGCCGCTAAGAATATTTCTTTCATATCGTCAAATACTCCGAAATCAGCCATAATTCCCATAATATCATAGGCTACTTTAGCAATCGCTAAGACTGCAATCATTCCCAATATACCAAATATTAAGAATTTGAAAAACATATTCATTATAGGCTTTACAAACATTTGGAATTTTAATATCTTTTGTCTAAATCTTATTCCTGTTGTAGTTGATTTTTGGAAATCTTGGTGGAATTTTTTACTTGTTGATAATTTCCAAAAAGTCTTTATTCCACCTCCGACTTTTCCAGCCACTTCTTTTGCTTTGCCGAATGCTTTAGGAATACTCTTTTTCAATCCACCTTCGGCTATTTCACCTCTAAATTTGTCTGCAAATGCTATTTCATCCTTTCTTAAAATTTTTCCCGCATCTCTTAAAGATTTAAAATCTCCTTTCATCTTTTCTTCAAAATCAGCGACCTTTTGTTGTTCTTTTTGAAATTTTTTGTATTCGTCACTATTTAGTTTAACATTTTCAGTTACCTGTTTAAATGCTTCTGCATAGGCTTCTGTATCTGTTTTTCCTTGGATTATGGCTCTATTAAAAGCACTAGTTGATTCTAAAGCCTGTATTTGTGAATCACTAAATTCTGCCAATTGCTTAACATTTTGTTTTTGTGCTTCAAATTCTTCTTTAATAGATTTAACTGTTTCCATACTATCGTATGTTTTTTGTTTTTCTTCTAGAATCCCTTTTGATTCCTCTAACAAAGCATTTCCTTCTTTTTCTAATTTTCGTAGCCCTTTAAGTTCCTTTAATTTACCTTTAAAATCTCGACCTTCTTCAACTTTGCTAATGTCCTCTTGGAGTTTTTTCTGTCCTTCTACTATTTTTTGATATGCTTTTTGTTCTTTTTTTATTTCATTTTGTGCTTTTGTTCGGGTTCCCCTAAGTTTTTTAATTTGTTTTTCTTCGTCTTTCTTTAATTCTAACATTTTTTTATCAAGATTATTTTGATTTTTAACTACTTTATTTAATTCCGAATACTCTTTATTAATTTTTCTAACACCTTGGATTGTTTCGGCTAATGCCTTTTCTTGTTGGGTTTGGGCTTTTATTGCTTCTTCGGTTCTTTCACCAAAAGCACCAACAATTTCTAAAGCACCACGCAAATAATTTTGAAATTTCCAAATACCTGTTCCAGCAGTTATACGACTAAATGTAGTCCATCGTTTGCTTGCTTTGCCTGTATCGCCAGCCCATTGAACTAAAGCACTACTGCTTAATTTAAATCTTTTAGCATTTTCAGAAAGATTTTGTGTTAAAGAAGAAATTGATTGTGATACATTATCTATTGCATCTGCACCATCAACCATATTATCATCTCTTTGCTTTCTTTTGTACTTTATCTAATTCTTCTGCCTTGTATTCTTCAACAACTGAATGAACCTGCAATAAGTCCACTACAAGACTAACAGGCATTTTATACACTTCTAAAGGACTTATCGCTAAGGCTTTAGAAAGCATATAAACGGTAATTAAAGACGCAGTTTGAGGGTTAGTTTCCTTTCCCTTAAATGCCCCTTTAATCATCCTTTTTTTCTTCATCCTCCTGCATCAGATTCATAGGATTAGGAAGAACTTCTTTTAATTGATTACCCACATAAGGGCTAAGACGCAACATATCAATAGTTGATAATACAGGTTCCGTCTTTTCAATGAAATTTTCAACCATATACCTATACATAGCGTTTAGGTCAAGGTCAAAAGATTGAGTTCGAGAATTAATTTTCATTACTGAATTTAAGGCTTTTTCGGCTTCAAGCCAAGTGGGTTCTTTAACCCACACCTTTAGGTATTCATCTAATTCGGGTGACACTTTAATATAATGTAGTGTCGTATCGCTTAGTGCAAATAGCACATTTTTATCTGTTATAACTTTTTTATCTAACATATTATCCACCTTCAAAACCAACAAACAAACAAACGGTGTTGGTGGAATATTATTCTAATTTAGACTTCTTTGGTTCCTCTTTTTTAGTCTCCGTAGTAGTCTCTTTTTTAGGGGTCTTCTTGGGGGCTTTTTTAGCGGCTTTAATCTTAGCCTGTTTAGCCATATATTTTTCATGATATGATACCATTTAATCACCCCTGCAATACCCAATGAGTTGAAGTGGTACAAGTACCTAGTGTTCTTGGCATTAATGTTGCTTCCACTGTAATTGGCCCTTTATCGTCAGGAACAGTCCATGTGTTAGATGATAGGAAATAATCTTCAAATTCTAAAGTGAAGGTTTCTTCCGCAGTGTTGTCTTTAGTAAATGTTAAGGCTATTTTCTCAGTGCTACCTGTGTTTTCTGTTTGGTTTAACAATTCAGTAAATAATGTGTCGTCAGTAACCATAGCAGTAATAGCAAGTTCATATGTTCTTTGCGCTGGAATACCTTCTTTAATGGACTTATTACCAACACCGACAAATCTCTTATCTTGTAAGTTATTGTTAATAGTCAGTGTAAAGTTAGTAATCTTTAAGAATGTATTTCCAAATATGCTTATTGAGCCATCTGAAAAGAAGAACGGTTCTAAGTGGTTTGCTACTGATGTGAAATTAAATAGACTTGAGTTTTGAGCAGAAGTTAATCCGCCTCTAGAGTCATAATTAGTGCCTTGCGGGATTTCTGAAACGGCTCTTGTATTCAAGTCCATAGTCATTTTTAATTCTTCATTTTCATTAGCGGTCATTGTTAGAGTATTTACTCTATTTCCTCTTGCTACCCTAACGAAGTTTAAGTCTTCTGCATCGCTATCAGTATCAGTTGTATAGTGCGCCGATGCCGCACCTGCTAATTTACTTAGAGAATATTCAAGTGCAAAAGAAGGTAAATGAGCAGTATTAGATTCTGCAAACTTATATGTTATTAGTCCACCGGATGCTACTATATCTCCATTAGAAGTAGGGATAGCATCTAAGTCGCCTACCGTATCATCAACAGTAAATAACAAAGGAGGAACCAAGTGAGTTGTTCCACTTACACTGTTTGCTCGATAAATAAACGGCCCCTCATCAACATGAGAAGTAGCGGAAGTGCCATGAAAATACATACCTCCATGAGTACCTACATGATAAGATGCAGGGTGTTCAGAAGTAACTGCATTAGCAACACTTAATTCAGTGCATAAACCTAATGCGTAATAAAGCCAAGTTACATGATTACACATCAAAGCCAAGTTACCGCCAGATGAAGTTTCAATACCTTTGTATTGATGAGTAAAGTTTCTTGTACCACCGAGAGAAAGATTTAATTGTTTCATTTCAACTTCAATGTTAGGGAATGCCGCAGTTTCAACTAATCCAAGCCAATTGTCGGCATGAAGTCTTACTCTTCCTGTTCCGTCATTATCTGAATCGGGTGCAGGGCAGGGTGCGCCATATCCTTTTAATACAAATTCATCGCCGCTTGCTACTGCTTCACCAATGGCGGGAGTTATAGTAAAAGTATCGTGGTCGTTAGAAGTAACTGTGTGAGAAGAAGTATAATTTCCACTATCAGAAGCATTATAAAAATCAATAGTACAACCTACATACATATTATCCACTAATTGAAATTGAACCGCATTGGTTGTTTCAATTTGAATTTGCGTTGTACTCGCTCCTTGTGCCTTAAAATAAAAGTCCACTTCTGGAACAAAAGTCATTGATGCGCCGCTACCTAAAAATATACTACTGTTTTCTACTGCCATACTTAATCTCTCCTTTCCTTTTACAAACTTACTAAGGGAGTGTTAATGCGAATCTTTTTGCTTCTATGCTCATTTTATATCCGAATAATCTTTTTGAACGGTCATTACTTTCATTTCTAGAACCTACAAATATTTGATTAAAGTTAGAACCGTCGCTTGCAGTGTAACCTGTACGACCCCGTTCAAGTGCATGACGGGCAATCAAGTATAAAGCCCTTAGCCTATCTTTTCCAAAATCAGCATCCGTTCCGGCTCTTTCATCGTGAATCGTGCGTATGTGCATTGTGAAAGTATAAGTCTCATTTCTAATATCAAAGTTAACCGTAGGGTATTCTATATTCTGACCATCTTCAAAAAAGATAATTACATCTTTAGCGGTCAAATCATACCGAACTCCTTTATTTTTTTGTAATGTTCTTACATCAACAAAATTAGGAGTACCCACATGGTCGGCTGAAATAGTACCAGCACTTTGTAAAGTAGTGGCAGAACTAGCCCATTTACTGCTAACTAAATCAATCAAAAGCGAAACTTCATCCATTCAGTCGCCTCCTTTTTCATTTGTTTAGTAACTTCTTTAGAAAAACTTTCACTAGCATTATTTACCATTTCTTCTTCACTAAAGGTAACATCAAATCCTAATATTTCAGATAATTCCTCAAGTGCTAACTGTCTTTCCTTTTCTATGGCTAAGAACCTATGAAAACCTTTTATTGTAATATCCATATTTCTAGCCATGCTAACACCTAATCAATTAGGAATACTATATCCCCTTTACCCTTTAATATAGCATATGCTTCTTTGACTAAAATATCATATTTTTCTTTAGCACCAATGTTACCACCTGTTTCAGCAATCATTATGGTTTGGTCGTCATGTCTTAATATCTCAGCCGCTACTAACATTGTCGTTGCTTTATGAATAGCAGAAGGAACACGGCTACTGCCAGCAATATAAGTTACAATAATAGAATTTTGAGTATGGTATGGATAATCTCTAAGGAAAAATATTCGGCCTTCATCACCAATAGACCAAAAGGAACCAAGACGCTTCATATCTTGCATATCCGTGAACGCTGATGTGGTAGTATCTGATGTTTGACCCGCTTTATCTGCGACTGTAATGGTGCAATTGGAGCCATCTTCTCCGGCTAAAAGGCTAGAAATGTTTATTTTATTGCTATCATCGGGGTCTGGACTCGCATAAAAGAAATCACTTATGTTTAGGTTATTAGGAGATGAAGTTAATATCTTATCTCTTGTTGCACCTGTAAATTGTGCAGTGCTAGCAGGAAATTCTTCATTAATTAAATGGCAAATGTCCTGTGCAGTTGTTTTAGAACCGAAGCCGTTATGAAATGTATTATGCGCCGCTAAAGAACCTTCTGCATGATGATACAATACCCACGAATCACCACTATTAGGTAATTGTAATGTAATGCTTCTTAGGTTATTATATCCACTACTGTCTAATGTAATAGATGCAGAAGCAGATGCCAACTCTTGATATTGGTTTCCTTGCCACACCTTTAGAGAAATAATCTTCTTAACCTTCAAAGTATCTAACTGAATAAATCCAACATAGCCACCATAATAAGATTGCATAGGATGACGAATAAACTCAAAGTTATGAAATTCGTTTTCATAGATAATCGGTCTGTATGACCTCTTTACTTTATCATCAACAATACCTTCTATGTTTTTAATAATAGAACCGACTTGTGCTTGTGAAGGGAATGTGGAAGAAGAAAATGCTGGGACTTGAAGCATATCTGAAACTGCTCCCTTGTCTGTGTAAAATCCATTACCTGCTGAGTAATCAACATTAATTGCAGTATAATCGCTTGGGGAGGATGCTATCGGCATTATATCACTAACTCCAATTCTTTTAATTTTTTATTAATTCTTTTGGCAAATAAAGTAATATCACCTTTAACTTGATAAGGTTCTTTACCGCCTATTGCTAAACGCCTTTCGCTCGCCTTTTGCGGCCCTGCTCTTTTTGTTGCGCCTCTTTGTCTGAATGGGGCTTGTTGAGAACCACCACCTGTTCCTTTAGGAACAATAGGAGGAATTAATTCTTCTTTTAAAATTAACTTAAATTCGTTAACTGCGTAGGTAATTACCTCTTTATCTTTCTTTTTCTTTGTAATTTTTGAAACTTGTAGTCTTATTTCGTATAATACTTTTAAATCATTCAAAGCCCGAATAACATCTTTTTCGTTTTTAATAAATAATTTAGGATTATTAAACGCTTCTCGTTCCTCTTTAGAAGTTAGTCTTGTTTTAGGTAGTTCTCCTATACCTAATTTTTTTTCAAATTCTTTATTGAGTTTAATACCTAATTGTTCATATTTTTCCAACCACTCAACTATTCTTTTTCTAAACATATTATCGTAAGTATCGGTTAATTCATCAAAGAGTTCTAACAAATAATCATCATCAGGCATAGCCTCTTTATCAGTAAATTTGAGGTATTCTTCTTTGAAGTTAATCTTTACTTTTTGTTTACCTCTCATTCTTTTTAATTCACCTATGTTGCTAATTGAATCTAATTCCTTATCTGTTAACTGTTCAGCATTGTTTATTTTATCTCTAACTGAATCTAACAAATCATCAGTTTCATTGAAAGTTTTCATTTGGGTTTCTATTTCCTTTCTTAAACCTGCTGTCATTACCAAATATTTTTTTGCTCTTTCTAACGATTCGTTTAAACTTTTAAATAATTTAGTTGAGTCCTCTAATTTTTTTTGCTGGCGTTCTTTATCTTCTTCTGAAGAAACAGATTTTAAATCGCTAATTAACTCTTTAGTGTCATTAATTAATTCTTTAGTATTAGATACTTTATTTTCTAAAGACTCTTTCATCTCTTCTGCAAAATATAAACTTCTTGTGAAAACATAAGGAGTATCAAAGACTTCTTTTGCATTACCTTCTTTATCTAACTTTACTTTATTGTAAAACTTATCATAAGATTGCATTAAATCTTCAGAAATAACTTTCTTTCCTTTTAGTCCGAACCTTTTTCCTCTAGAACTTCTTGTTTTTCCTTCTTTTCCTAAAGGTTTATCTTTTAAATTTATTGTTGTATTAATTTTATCACCATAAATATACTCAAAACCTAAACTATTAAGTTTTTCTATTTTAGTTTTAGGTTTGCCTACATTTGGAATAACTGAATTTAAATCAGATTCTTTTAGAATAATAGTTTTTATCTCTTTATTTTTTTGTGTTTTTTCAGATATTTTCCCGCTTTTCCACAAATTGTTATAATAATCATCTGATTTACCTTGCCAACCCATTCTTATTTTATCAAAATCAACACGGCTTGTTTCACCTGTAATTTCATCTAACACCCTATCAGTGTTTAAAATTTCTATGGTATAATTTCCTATTAAATCTAAAAAATAAACATCTTTAAAATCAACATTCATTTCTTTAATCTTAGTGCTTTTAATTTTGTCAATTGCAGACTTATTAATTCCGTCAAACTCTTCCTTATCTAAAGTATCGTTTATTTTAGGAACACCTTCGATATAATCATCAATATTATTATAATCTTTTTTTCTAGTTTCTAAATATTTACTGCCAAAAATGAATTTCTTCATTTCGCTTGTGGCGTATTTGGTAGTCCAATCAACAGACCTACCACCTGCACCACTGTAAATAATATCCATTGTGAATCAACTCACATTAACCATTTAGCCCAAGCCGCACCTTTTTGTATTGCTGAACCTAATCCTAAACCTGCTTGTGGCGGTTCATATGACATTTGGCCCTGTGCATCAATCCAATATGGTCGGCCATATCCGTCTGTTCCATTTGGAGGAACAGGATAGCCCGAACCGTTATTCATAGCACCATTCATTTGATTGTATTGTTGCATATTACCTGTAACACCAGCAATAGCCGCACCAGCAGTAACCTGTCCTGTTGGTGTGGAGAAGCCTTGAGATTCTAGGTATTGTTGTTTTGCCATTTTTCTTTGATTAATTATTTCAGTGTTGATTGCTGAATCTAGTAGTCTTGTTAAATCCAAATCAATGTTTTCTTTTGTAATTCTTTCAAATTCTGCCAAAGAACCAGATTGTAGTTTCATAGTCCCTGTTGTTGAATCTTGAACAAATACTAATTGTGTTAACATCTGACTAACTGACCTTGCTACTACATCTTCCATTAATTGTTCTAATGCTGAAAAAAATTGCTGTCCGTGATACTGAAAAAACTCTTCGACATGATTTTCTTGTAATGAAAGTAAATTGCTAACATTTTTGAATTGCTGGTCTGTCTGTGCATTTACCGCACCCATTACTGCCCCGTTACTTGTTCCAAATAAACCCATAATTATTCCTCCTTCTTTTCATTACCTAGTAAATAATTCAATCTTTCTGTTGATAATCCTATTTCGGCTACTAATCTAACTATTTCAGCCATAGCCGTTTCATTATCTGTCACAACGGGTGGCTTTATAACCCATCCGGTTGAAGCAAGACTAGCGACTTCTTCTTTTGATAGTGTAGTAAGTGGCCCTCTTTTCATAAGTTGAGGGGTTCGCATTTTAGGAATGAATGCTTTGAAATCTAAACCATTTTCTTCGGCTAAAATCTGTTGCTGTAACATTTCCATTTGCTTATGAATACCTGCATGTTTAGGACAGTAAGTGCCTCTTAATGGTCGGCCTTTAGTAACTTTATCTAATGGGATTGGTGGCCGTAAAAAATCTCCCGATTCCCATACATGATGTGTTCCACAAACTACACAAATGTCTTTAAAATTAAATTTATGCCCGTATTTTAGTTTTAAGAATGATTTCTTCTCCGGCAATAATACCTTTTTAATTTCTTTTAGTTTCTTTTTAGGCTTAATACTATCATATGTATATTCTATTATATTTCCAGCCGCCCTAAACTGTTGTGTTTTAGGTAAAAATTTATTCCAAGAATATGTATTCAATTGATTTGGGTTTGTTGGATTTGTTGTTATTGGAGCATTAGTTCCAATTAAGTTTGGTTGTTGGTATGCCATATTTATTCCTCAATAATCTTTTATCATCGTAGTGATTCCTTTATACACCATTTCGGGTTGAGATTTTGCAGATACAATATATTTGAAAGTAGGTATTCCCTTATCATTTAATTTTCTCATACCATATTTGAAAGGTTCAAAGATTGGGTGCTTATCTATTGGATTTTCAGATTTGTGTTTTTCTCCCCAAATATCATATTTATTAGCCCATATTGATATTGCTAAAGGATAATCTTTTTCTTTTTTTCTTTTTCCATTAGGCCATCTATCACTAGTAATTATATCGACTAAAAATTTCCACGCTACTTGATGGTCTAAATTGGCCGCACTATCTAAATGTCTATGGTCTATCATAAATATCACATATTTAGGTTTACGAGATTTCATGTCTTTAACCCATTCTTTCCAATATATCGCTTCTCCCCCTATATCTGAACTTCTAATAGTGTGCATATCACCATGTAATTTAATGCTTTTTCTTGTAGGTCTATGTAATCCAACCGTTCTTTCATTAATTTGCGGTACTTCTCCCCTTGTTCTTAATTGGTGACTTAATGTTGTTTTTCCTACCATTGTCGCCCCATATACTCCAAAATTAATAGCGTGAACTTTTTTCCAAAAAGATATACAGGCTTCGGTCACTACAACCGCAAAACCAGCAATCATTGACATATTATATCTCCCATGAATGCCACAAATTATCCATAATCCAACCCATAATGTTAATATCAAACACACCTAATATGTTCCCTATAAAAAAACAAGATAATGAGGAACAGAATCCCCAAAAAATATATCTCATTTTAGTAAAAAACATGTCGGCTGAATGCGCCCGACTTTGATTATAGACATAATCAGTTTCAGTAAAACCCATTATGGAGTCAAAAACCACCTAAACACCTCATTGTAATTTAGCCAAGAAATCATTTGATATTGTATTTTCTGACTCATACATTGGGGTGCTTGGTGCGATTGTAACAGTATTATACTGTTTCATAGTTTCTGTGAGTTTTTGTCTTTGTTGCTCATCCCTAGCCCTTCTTTCCCAATAAGCATTAATGCGCCTATCTAAAAGTCTTATCTCAATTTTATCATTTAATGATAAATCAAAGATAGCCTTTAAACACATAATTCCTCCGACTGTAATTAATCCAAATAATACAGCATGGGATAAAGTAGTATAAGGGAACGATACTCCGTAATTAGCATAAAAATATACATTAGCACCGCTAACAGTACCAACAAATAAAATAGTCATAATTAACCTTGTATCTTGATTTAGTGCCGCCATATAATCACCTCAATTAAATTCGATAGAAACATTAACGGTGGATGAACCGGCTTCTGCCACCTCTAGATATAGACCTGTATTGCACAAAACTCCGTGCATGTCATATTCTAGGTTGTAATAACCGTTGGTTGAATGAGAAATCATGGCTATTTTAGTACCCGAATTATCCGTACCATCATATACATTAATTGTCACTGCATCACCGCCGGTAACAAAAAGAGCCGCATGAATGCTAACTAATTTTGTTCTCCCTGTCACGATTACTTTACTAGCACCTAAAACTCCGCTTGACCTGCATGAATAACTCATACTTCACACCTCTTCTGTATCAGCGACAATGACGCTGACTATTTAATATGTCGGTGAAATCATTCGCTAAGACTTGACTTGCTAGATGATTTCGTAGCAGTAGCCTTTTTAGTAGTCTTAGAAGTTGATTTTTTAGGTACTACTTTAGGCGGTAATAGAGTCTTTACCAGCATTTCTGCGGTTAAATCCTCTTTTCCTAATCCTGAACCAGCACTAGCCAATAGTTTATCATCGGCCTTTTCTAATTCCAAACGGTCACATTCTTCAAAAGTAAATAGAAAGTTAGGGTCGCCTATGCGGTTAATTGCAAAGGCAACACTAACTTCTATTTCTTTTTCTCTTGTGATAGTATCGTTTGGTGTAACTTGTAATAATCCCATTGTTGAATTAGGGGTTAATTTAAGTTTAACCACTTAATTCACCTCAAAGATTGCCCCAAATTCTAAGTCTTGTTGCACAAGTAGGGTCGCCATCATCAGAAGCCGCAGTAGCGTTTGTTCCGTCTAGATTAGTAAATATAATCAAGAAAGAAGTGTCTGATTCATAAAGACCGCCTGTTGAAGTTAGAATCTGCGGGTAAACATCGTTAGCACCCTCATGTCCGGTAATTGATACACAATGCACTGTTGATAGACCAAATGCAGAAGCAGGGATTTCTGCCCCTGCCGCTACATGCGAAGTCACATCTAATAGTGCATCAACCACATATTCATCACCACTAACTTTAGGGCGAGTATTACCCTTATGGTCGCCCAAAAGAGTTACTGTATAAACTAGAGCCACTTAATCACCTCATTGACCGATAGCCCAGAAATATACTATATCACCACTAACGCAGTGAATAGGGACATCTCCGGTTGAAACCGGCAAATCAGCGTTAATTACTGCCGCAGCCGCTTCTTCTGCTGAACCCTTATGGGTAAATAGCAGTGAATCGACTCTTGAAAGCCCTGTTTCTATATTTCCGTCTGTACTGTCTGTGGTTGTTTGACCGCAAACTAGCGTTCTGTTACCTTCTAAATTCATTTCTAATTGTATAACTGTTGCAAATGCCATATTATCCTCTCCTTATTTCCTCACTGTATGTTGGTTATTTTACCTTGACCCTTAAAGAACGAACAACCGACTTCACCGATAGTACGGTACAATGCACGGTTTCCTAGTGTTCCTACACCAAATGGGTTTCCATTAGCGATACCATCCTCAAAGTATTGAGTTGGTTTCATGACAGACAACCATAGATGGTCAGTGTCAAGGAATAATAGGTCGGATAGTTTTGTTGAAGCAAGTCCGGTAGTAGTCATGTCCTTTACAGGAATTAGCGGAATGTCGTAGTATGTTGCTACTCTAAATCCGACTTCTTGACCCTTTGTTCCACGAACACCGTTAACTGTTGGTACAATTTCTTTTCTATCCATGAATCTTTCTTGGCTTTGCAATAGGTCTGCAAGTGCTTGAATGGTATCATATCCGGTTAGAATAACCTTTGGTGAACCACCAGCAAGTCTTAGGTTGCGAACCATGTTATTTAGCAAAGTTAGAGTTAGTGACCTAACATCTGTTGCTGCATAAGAAGTACCCGCATCCACTTCTGAATCAAGGAATGAAGCACTATCACGGTTTGTACCGTAAATGTGACTTACATTTGTTGCAGTAGCACCATCTGTCATTAGAGAAGATTGTGCATCCAATAGGTCTAATTCAGCCTTTGAAGTAACTACCTTTAGCAAAGAAGTATAATTGTTACCAATGTTAGGCAATAGTGTTGCTTCACCATAAAATTGTAGTGGCATAACAAGCATCTTGTTTTGTACTTCTGCATGGTGTTTACCCATGTCTTCACGCATTTGCGCTCTAATATCTCCGATACCATCGTCAATTTGAGCCATTTCCATAGCCAATTCGCTGAAATCAAATTGATGAGCAACGACTTTTGGACTCATGTTCAATTGAGCATAAGTAGGTGCAATTGGCCCCAATCCATCTTGTGCGGTTGAAAGACCTGCATTTTCAGGAACACCACCGATAGAATCTGCTCTTGGAGTATCTGAACCCAATTCTCCCAATGTTAGGGAAACATCTGCTTTATCAACAGTAAATAGATTACCGCTACCACCCGAAGGTCTGCTCTTTAATACTCTCCATCCACTTGAAGTGTATGGTCGCTTTGAAATCATAGACAATGCGTTAACTTCACGGTTTAGCATAGACCAAACCTTTTGTCCGTAAACTACATTGTATAGTGCTGATACATCAGAAACGGCTGAACCGCTAAATGACGGAGAACCGTCATGTCCTGTGTGTATTCCACCAACCATACCTGCTTGCTTTAATAGTGCATTACCGGCTGGTAGGTTCATTCCATATGTTTGTGCTTCTAAATCTGCTATTGTGTTAATATATCCTGTCATTTAATCACCTCAAATATTGTTCACCATTTTGTGAATATCGCTCCAATCCATTGATGCAATATCATCAATGCTTGGCATTTTAATTACTGAATCTTCTTGTGCCTTTAGAATTGTTTCTTTTTCAGCAGTAAGAGATTTTCTTAGTTCGCTAAATTCTTCTTTAATAGAAGCAATTTCAGCCTGTGCATCATAACTAGCCTTTGCTAGAACATTTTCACGACTTGAGATTTCAGTTTCAAATCGGCCTTCAAAAGATTTACGAAGGTTATCGTATGCTAATTCCTCAAGTTTTTCTTGACGGAATGCTTCATACGCTTTCTCAATGTTTGCATTTGATAGGTTTAGTGTATCAAACTCATTGTTGCCGAATGCTTTTACAACCGGCATATCGGTTGAAGTAGGCTTTCCGTTGTTAATTACAATACGGTCTGCTGGTTCTCCAATTTGATTACCTGCACCATCAAGAGTACGAAGATATGCTTTTTCTGCACCATCTTTGTATGCTGGGTGCATCATTTCTTCTTCTTCATCAGCATCATCAGTCATTTCCATGTCTGCCGCTTCTTTTTCATCAGCATCATCAGTCATTTCCATGTATTCTGCATTTTCTTTCATATCTGAATTAGAATCCATAGATTCCTCTTCATCGCCCTTTAGACTCTCAACTTCTTTTAGAAGAGTATCTAATTCATTTAGTGCTTTCTCAAGTTTATCACTCATTTTTTCATCTCCAATATCTTGTTTCAGAATGTCAAATTTCGCTTCGGGATTAATGCCTTTTTCACATATTGTTACTTCATGAAGTTCTAACTTACTTATTTCGTTATATTCTCCTAATTCATCGTGGCTTTTCTTTACTTTCTGTAATGCTTGTCCACCTATGCTAAAAGACCTTAATGTTCCTTTGCGAATACCTCTCCCAACTTCTTTGGCTTTTTCTATATCATCTCTTAATTTAATAACTACAAAAAATCCTACATCATCAACTTCTGATTTCCATAATTTACCGTTTTTATCTCGATAAGAGTCAACTACTTCTCCAACTTGAACATTAGAATGATTTGTCATTACATTTCTGAATTTTTTATCATCCATAAACTTTTTAACTGCGGTATTTAGTGCATTTAATGTGATTAAATCATTTTGTTTGTCAACGATTTCAATGCTCGCATATCCCCCAATCATTAATTCATCGCTTTTTAGAATAGTGAAATCATCATTCCTTGTAGCCATGACACTAATGCTCATAGTCTTCAACCCCTCGTTATTCCAATGACTATATTAAAGACACGGTTCATTTTGGCGGAAGTGGTAGTTTTTTGTACCTATCTTCATAAATATTCCATAATCCAGCATCAGTGTCTTTGTCTGCTGGCTCTTGTTTATACCCCGACCAAGCCAGCCACATCTCTTTACCATCCACTTCTATTACTCTAAAGTGTAGTTTAGTTTCAAACTTGTTGCCTCTCAAGAAGTATTCGTGATAGCCTGTTTTTTGAACACCAAGTCCTATATCCCCATAATCTATAATTTTCTTCTTGGAAATGTTCTCTGCTATTTGTGCAGGGTATTTATTTGCTTTTCCAAACAATCTGAATATATCATCGTCTTTTTCTAAGTCTATTAGCCAATTAAGTGTTTTATCTTCTAACTTAATTACTAAGTTTAAGTTTTCATCATCCCTTAGATATAATTTGAAACTACCTTCTTGAAGTTTTTTTGGAGTTTTATATTTTTTAATTTCCTCTTCATCTTGCATAATCTTATCGGGGTCTGCAATTAATTTCTTTTCTTTCTTATCAAAAGAAATACCATCTCTTTCATCCATCCAATTAGGTAGTCTATTCATTTTACTTTCTAGAATATCTTCATATATTTTAGAATGATTTTTAACTAAGAAATCATGTAACTCTTTAGGAGTTTTTGCACCTCTTTCTTTTAGATACTGAAAAGCAGCAACAGTTAATCTAGATTGTTTTGTTTTCATTATTTCTTCTGCTTGACTTTTCCAAGCATCTAAATTTGCTAAAGCATTTTTAGACATTAAATTATGTTCATCAAATCCATAAATAGTAAATCCATCCATGTCACCTTTAATAATAACATTAGTTTCACCATGAATATAATCGGTAACACTTACACCTTTTTCTAATGCTTTTACATCATAATTCAAAGATTTCTTTGTATCTTTAGATAATAACTCAAGTGTAACTAATTTATCAGGATATTCCACTTCAGGAACTTCTATTACTTTAGCAGAATAAATCGAATAGGATTCCCCTTTCTTTTTTACTTCATCAACCTTAACACGAAGAATATCTCCAACATCAACTGATATTTTAGTATTGAGTGCTTTTCCAACATTCATATATTTTAGGCCATCTATTTCTTGTCCTTCATCAGTAGGGCCAGCCCCTAATGTATATGAATAAAGTTTAGATTTAGTCTTCTTTTTATCCAAAACGATTAAATCTAAATCAACAAAATTTTTCCATTTAATCCATTTAGGATTTTTCTTAGTCCCAATGTAATAGGTGGAAGTAGCATCCTTAATTACAACACCTTCAGCAGTAGGCATATCCATTATTTCTTTTGAATACTTCTCGACTTCTTTAATTGAATCTGCTAATCGAGTATCTTTCTTAGAAGGGAAATTCAAAAACTCGCTTGAATGAACAGAATAATTATTAAACATAGTATTCAATCTATCACTTAATGGTTCATCATCAATATTTTTTTCATTATGTCGCATAATGTCAAACATATGTGCTTTTAGTTTAGCATCGGTATATTTATTCTTAAACACATGAGCAATAGTATCTGCCCTATGTAGTGCTTCATCTTCATCAAATAGTATTAATTCACCATCTAAAATACAATCGCCAAAATGCTTCTTTCTCATTTCTTCAACGATTTCTTTACACTTGCTAGTAATGTCTTTTTCATTATAAGAATAAACTTTAATGTTGTTATCTATTTTATGAATTTGTATTCTCATACCATCATATTTTTCTTGAACAATCCATTCACCGCTAAATCCTTTTAATTCTTCAATGTCTTCAATGTCAAATATTCTATACATAGGTTTGTTAGGAGTAATGAAATCTGTCTTACCCTTTTCTGTTTCTGATTTCTCAATCATTTTTTTAGGTGTATCAGTTTCCATGTCAATATCTTCTAACTCTTCCCAATCTTCTTCATTGTGTTTAGAAAAGAATAATAGTTCTAACATAGCCATAGCAGACTTAACTTTCTTTTCCACCTTCTTTGAGTCTTTTCCATCCCCATAATGCTCTATAATATACAGGGGTATATCGTCAACTTCTAGGTCAAGTCCCATAAGACCATCCGTAATGGTGTCAGGTTCCATGTCTTTAACGCTGTAAATGGATGGATTAAGTGCTTTATTGTCATTTCTCATAGCATAATGCAAGAATTTAACCATTGTTTCCGGTGATTCTAATAACGCTTCAAGAACATTATCTTTGAAGTGTTTGGCAAAAGGGTCGGAAACCTCGTCAGAAGAGTAGCGAAGTTTTTTTACTGCCTCGTATATTTTTTCAGCAATAGTAGTCGTTACATCAGAAGCATCTTCATTATTCAATTCCTTATCATTAATGTAGCGTTTCAATTCTTCTCCGAATTTTCCCGAATCATCATATTCTTCTTTGATGTATTCGATAGCACTTCTCCATTTTGAACCATACTCTTTAGGGTCGGTTCTTGCAGAAAGATAGGCAACCCTAACTCTTTCAAACAATTGAA